TCAGGCTTCTGGTATTTCGTATGCGTGGGCTAGTGATTCGTTTGCTCCGATTCAGACGGCGATGCGGGAGACTTTGCGTCTAGCGGGTGTGGCATAGTTTTGTTATGCCTGAAATTCCGCCGATGCCGCCGATTGACGTTGTTGACTTTGCTGACTTGAGTCCTTCTGAGCAGACAGAGGCGTTGGATGAGTTGTTCGGAACGTCGGGTGTTGCGATGTTGGGGCGTAGTGTGTTGTTGGGTTTGTCTGATGGGGATGATCCGTTGATCGAAGTTTGAGAAGTCCCCTCTCCTTGTAGAGAGGACTTCTCGCTTTCAACGGTTGTATCCGTAGCGCCGGTTGAATGCACCTTGTTCAAGTAGAAGTGCGTGCTGGTTGCCGGTACGCACGCATTCAAGTACCGTTGCTCGGAGGCGGACGGGGCAAGTTGGCTCGTTGCCCATTCTGACCCATACGGCAAGGTCGCGTGTTGCTCGGAGGCGGGTTGCTTGTGCCATGTCAAGCTGATCTTGGATGGTGAAGTATCTGTTCGTTGTCTCGTTCATGTGGATTACCCTACTACAGGGGTGTGACATTATCAAGTCACTCACAAAGTTTTCTATCAAGAAAGCTGTTCGGATCTTGACATAGTTCATAGTAAGGTCAGACCACCCCGCACTGCCCAGTGTGGCGTGTTACTCTCGGAGTCCATATGAGCTTTCAAGTCGTACCCGATAGCCCGTACTGCCCGATACCCTCCGGGGGGTTCGCAGTGGCCGTAGTCTCCGCTGCCGACGACGGCACAATCATTCACGATTCGTGCCACCTGACTGTTGCTGAAGCAGAAGCATGGATCGGGCAGATGGACAACCCCGACGTTGACTTGACCGCCGAGGCGCTCCCATCGGAGATACCGGAAGTCGCAACGAACAGCACCACACCAACAGGGTTTGTAAACCGGGAAGCGATGCTCACCGCAATGCTTGCCGGTGCAATGTCAGAGTTACAAGAATCGGTTACCGCTCCCGTGGTCACCGCTGAGATGGAGGTTGAAGCAGTGAGCGAAACAGTGGAACCGGAATCGTTTGACATGCACGAGGGTGAAGTAGAGGACGACATGCTTGAAACGCAAGCGCTTGAGCCGGTCGAACTTGAAGAAGGCCAGATCGTTGTGAACGATGGCGACATGACTGGCATCACGGATGATGAGTTGATGGCCGAACTCGCCCGCCGCTGGGCCGAGGCGACGGTTGCTGGTCTTTCCCCTGAGGATGCTGTTGAGGAGCCGGTTGCTGTTGCTGCTGCCGAGGATGCTGAAGCGTTCGGCAACCCGGTCATTGAAGTTGAGCTTGAGGTGACACAGGTTGAAGCTGAGATTGAGATTGGTGGTGAGTCTGAGGAGAAGGGCTGCTACGCCAAAGATCATGGCGAGGGTTGCATGTGCGGTGGCGGTATGGAACATGAGGATGAGGACGACAAGATTGTTGTGACGATCCCTGCTGGTTCTTCTATCGTTGTTGAAGCCGAGGCTGAAGAAGAAGATGAAGGCGGCGAATACGGTGGTGGCGGTGAGCATGGCGGCGAGGCAATGATGGCCGCTGATGGCACAACGCTCGCTGAGGAACCAGAGATGATTCAGACTCCTGTCACTCTTTACGATTGGGAAGGTGTGCTGATCGTTGAGGGGATCGCTTCTGGCGATGGCCGCAAGATTGCTGAGAACGCTTTGACTTGGCGTGAGCTTCCGTTGCCTTTGATGTTGCAGACTGCTAACGCTTCAGGCCACGACGGTGCTGTGATCGCAGGGTCGATCCATGAGATTGAGCGTCAGGGTCAGAACATTGTTGGCCGAGGCTTCTTCGATTCTGGTTCCGCAGGCATTGAGGCTCATCGTTTGCTGAAGGAGGGAACGATGCGGGGTGTGTCTGCCGACATTGACTCTGTGATGGTTGAGTTCTTGACTGCTGATGGTGGTGCTGTTGATGCTGAGGACATGTTGTTCGGTGGTGTTGATGCGCTTGAGGTGCTGGTTGCTGGCCGTTTGATGGGCGCGACTCTTACCCCGTTCCCTGCTTTCCAAGAAGCTTTTGTCACGGTCTTGACAGGTGATGAGGTGGAAGGTTTGGTTGCTGCCGGGTCTAAAGCTGAGGGCGATGTGTGGCGTGTTCCGTCACCGCTGGGCGCTTGGTTGCCGGGCGAGAAGAACGCTGAGGAGGGGTTGGCCGCTCTGGTTGCTTCTGCTGCTGCGTCGGTTGAGGTTCCTGCTAACCCGCCGATGGAGTGGTTCTTGCCGGGTGATATGACGGGCATTGAGCCATTCACGGTTCACCCGGATGGGCGCTGCTACGGACTTGTTGCTGCGTGGGGTTCTTGCCATATCGGGTTCGCTGATCGTTGTGTCCCGGTTCCTAAGTCTGGTTGCGCTTACAAGCACTTCCGTAACAAGAATGTTTTGACTGCTGAGGGGACGCTTGTTGCTTCTGGTCCGATTTACATGGATACGGTTCACCCGAATCTGCGGTTGGTTGCTTCTGATTCGCAAGCTTTTTATGCTGACACGGGTTGCGCTGTGGCCGATGTTGCGCTCTATGAAAACGAGTTCGGCATCGTAGCGGCTGGGGCCTTGCGTCCGGGTTTGTCTGCGGAGCAGGTTCGCCGGTTCCGTGGTTCGGATGTTTCTCCTGATTGGCGGCAGTTGGGTGGCAGGCTTGAGGTTGTTGGTCTGCTTTCGGTGAACGTGTCGGGCTTCATTGTTGAGGGCTTGGTTGCGTCTGGCGCTGAGTTGTCTGCTCCTCGTGGGGTGTGGGATTCTGTGGCCGGTGAGGTGACTGCGCTTGTTGCTGCGGGGATGATTCATACTGCGGATACTGAGCGGTCTGATATGCGCCGTGAGTTGAACGATATTCATGTTGAGCTTGCTGAGTTCCGTGAGGCGTTGCGTCCGGTTCGGGCTGCTGCTGCTGCTGCGAAGTTCGCTGCTCTTTCCCCCGCTAGTGATGTTGGGTCGGGTTGCTCCTGCGACACAGGCCACTAGCCGTTGGGCCGGGCGGGTGGACGCTTGGGGTGTCTACCCGCCCGTGTATCCTGTGTGTATGAATGAGCAAATCGGTTTGGATTGGGATGCTGCGAGTAAAGCGGCGGATGCGGGTATTGACCGGGCTGACGGGAATGCGCTTGAGGAGTGGAAGTCTCTGGCCGATGACTACATTTTTCGGTTAGCTGAGAAGTCGTTGGAGTTTACTTCTGAGGATGTGTGGCGGATGGGGTTGCCTGCTAATCCGACGGGGGCGAACAGTGCGCTTGGTGCGAGGTTCCGTTCTGCTGCTGCCGAGGGGATCATTTGTAATTCAGGGCGGAAGAAGAACACGCTTGCTAACGGGAAGCATGGTTCTGCGACAACGATTTGGACTTCGCTGGTTTGTAAGATCCATGCGGTTGATAACAGTCGGAGTGAGATCGACGAACTGCGCGCTGCTCTTGCTTTGATGTATGGGTTGGCTCGGATGAACACTGAGCCGCCGTCACGCTGGGCGGTGCCGGGGACTCGTGGTGGGGATGTGATGTCGGTGCATAGCCGGGTTGCACGACTGTTGGGTTTGTCGAACCCGTGGAACCATGAGCCGGATGAGGGTGTGTTGTTCTCTAGCCGTGTGAAGCGTCTGGTTGCGAAGGTTGTCTAGGTGCGCTGACCGTGGGTGCGGTGTTGTGTTGTCGCATGAGACTCGTTCTTCTGATAACAACACGTTTTGTAAACAGCATGGTGATCTGGTTTGGGCGTTTCGTCCGAATGATCGGCTTGCTGATGAGTGGTTTTTTGTGTCTGAGTCTGAGCCGGATGAGGGTCAGGTTGTTGCGGGCGATCAGTGTGATGGGTGTGGGTTGTCTGAGTTTGTGGTTCGCCGGGTGAATAAGTTTGCTTGGGTTGCGCGTTGTGAGGGGCAGTGTTGGGATGGGGATTTGATTGACGGGTGTGGGGCTTTGCACTTGGTGCGGAGGAAGATGGGTCGTGAGGTCTAGGTTGGCTCGCCGCCGTCGCAGGCTGGGCGGGGTGCGGGCGACGTTGGTCCGCTTGGCCCGTGTGTTGCGCTGACTACACGGGCCAAGTCGTTATTGGGTTTCGATCCAGATGACCCGAGCGATAACGCTACGGGCTTCTGCGACTGTTTCAACGGTGCGAGTGTTGATTGGTCGGCGTGATCGGCGTGAGCCAAAGACGAACGGTTCGGCTCCGGTGGTATCGGTGATTTGCCAGTTGCGGCGACCTGAGCCACGGGAGGTGGAGTTGGTTCGGTTGATCCACGGGGTGATTGTGAATCGCCCGTCGGGGGTTTTGTACCCTTCTTCTGTTTTGGTGAACTTGATTGTTTCCATGTCTTGCTCCTTGGTGCGGTGACTAGGGGTTAGCCCCGCTCGTCGTCGCGCTCGTCGTCTTCCCATTCTTGGTCCCATTCCTCGTCTTCTTGGTCCCACTCCTCTTGAGTTGTCGGTTCGTTCTGCATCTCTTTACTATAGCACGGTGAACTACACATTGAAAGTCAATAACAAACAATCTTGATATTTCTTTTCAACCCACAAACCGGCAACCGAACTACACCCGTGTCATTCGTATAACATCACCGGATCAAAGACGGCCCCGATGATTGGAAACTCAAAGCACGCTGTAGGGGCAAACCCCCTAGCATGTTCTTTCCCAAGCAAGGGCAAGTCAACGAGGTCGTCAAAGCTAAACAATTCTGTTCAGGATGTGAAGTCCAACAGGAATGTTTGACAGCGAACATTGACGAGGACGACGGCGTATACGGCGGCACATCCGGCAGGCAACGCAAAGAGATGCGACGTATTATGAACCGATCCAAAAGAGTAAGGTCACAAAGTGAAAATCGTCCTGACTATAGAAACCTCACGGCACAAGCAGAACCGTGGGAAGAACGACAACCCGGAAGAACCACCGACCCCGCCGACCCGGACTGCCCAGCCTGAGCGGGTTTCTGAAGGCATCCTTGCGCCTGACTTCATTCAGTTCACGGAAGGTAGATCGACCCCTCCTCCGCCTAGACCACCCGGTGCGCAACGCCCTGTCGAATAAGCTATGCACGCAAGTTGGTATTTCATGTTCTAAGGTGTTCGACTAACAGCCCTAACAATTCGGGGTTGAGCGGTAACGGTTAGTCCGTAGCTGCGGTACAACACCTAACGCTCAAGCTGGAGGAGTTCTAAATTGGCAGAAATCGTTGTTCCAGAAGACCTAACAGCAGTGGTCGATGCCGACCTTACTGCTCTTAGCGATTCCATTCGTGCAGAAGCCGAGGCCGTTGGTGCCGACGCAGCTAATTCTGACGAGGCTCTTGCGCAAGTTGAAATGCTTGTGGCCGACTTTGATCGTGTGAATAACGAGATCAAAGCACGGGAGATGCAACGTCAGGATCGTGCTGATCGTGTCGCCGCAGCGCTGGGCAAACTTTCCGAGCCTGTCCCTGACATGGTTCCTGACATGGGTGAAGTTGTTGTGACTGAACCTGTGATGGCTACTGAGGTTGTGGCCGAGTTCGCTGCTGAAGAAACCGTTGTTGAGGCTAACCCTGAACCTGTAGTTGAGGTTGAGGTTGAGGTTGTTGCTGAACTTGCGGAAGAAGAAGCAGTCGAAGCAGTCGAAGCGGTTGCTGAAGTTGTTGAGGTTGTTGAGACAGTCGAAGTGATCGAAACCGTTGAGGTTGAGGTTGAGGCTGTTGAAGCGGCAGTTGAAGTTGAAGCAGTACCCGAGGTTGAGATTGCTGAACTAGCAGTTGAAGCCGAGGTTGCAGTACCCGCCGCAGACATCGTGTCTGAGGTGGTTGAAGATTCCACAATCGAGTTGTCCACGGAGGTCAGCGGCATGGAAGACAGCAGTTCCCTTACAGGTGCCGAGGCCAGTTCTGCGCTGACCCGGCTTGTCCCCGACGGTGTTGCACCTATCGGTGAAACGGTTTCTACGGGTGCTGCATTGCACGCGTCGAACGCTGTTCCCGGTATCAGTGAAGGCACCGCTCTTGACCGCATGGAGCTTGCTACTGCGATCACTAAGAAGCGTCACGGAATGAACAACGCTTCTTCAGGGTCGTATGAGCGTATCGTTCTTGCAACCGCACAGTCTGACCTGCCTAACAAGGTGGCCGGTGGCGCTGAGGAAAACTTCTCAGTGTTCGATACCGTCCGCACAAGCTGGGCGCTTGAGTCGCAACAGCGGACTTCGCTTGTTGCTTCCGGTGGTAACTGCGCACCGTTGCCTCCTTCCTATGAGTTCTTCCGTCTGGCTGAGCAGATCAACCCTGTTGAGCAGGCTCTCCCAACTGTTGAGGCTCCTCGTGGTGGTATCCGCTTCATCACTCCTCCAGACTGGACCGATGCCCTTGCGGGTGTTCGTGTCACGACTGAGGCTGAGGACGCTGCCGGTTACGGTGACGCTTCTGGTCTTACCGCTCCTAAGCCTTGTGTCCATGTTGACTGCCCGCCGATTGAGGAATGCCGCGTTGACGCTGTGTCTCAGTGTGTGGAGTTCGGCAACTTGAACTACCGGGTGTTCCCTGAGCAGGTTGCAGCATTCTTGGAAGACCTTGCGGTGGCTTTCACTTCAACCAAGGAAATCTTCTACCTTGACGCAATCGACGCAACGTCTACTGCTGTGACTCTTGGTTACGGTGGGCAGACATACGGTGCGACTCGCACTTCTACTCTGTCGATTCTGTCTCTTGCTGCGAACTACCGTCGTCGTCAGCACATGGCGATCAACTCGGTTCTGACTTTGATGCTCCCATCTTGGTATGTGGAGTTCATCAAGGCTGACATCGTGAACGATGGTGCGCTTGGCATGAACTTCCTTACGGCTGGCGAGGCTGAGGTCAACGCATGGTTGGCTTCTAACAACCTTGATGTCGTGTGGTACTACGACTCCGCTACTGGCGCTGGTCAGGCATTCAATGACGCTCAGGGTGCTAACGCACAAAACATGTTCCCTGCGACTGTTGTTGCTTACCTGTTCGCTCCCGGCACCTATGTTCGTCTTGATGGCGGCACCTTGGATGTTGGTATCGTGCGGGATTCAATCCTCAACGGGACTAACGATCTGCAAATCTTCTCTGAGCAGTGGGTTCAGGTTTGTCAGGTTGGTCTTGAGTCGATTCGTCTTGAGTTGGAGCTTTGCCCAACGGGTGTTGCTCCTATCGGTACAAGCGATTACGTCGATTGCTCACGAGGCTAATCGGGTTTGTTGTTCGGGGAGGGGGTCGGGAAACCGGCCCCTTCTTCGCGTCCGGGGTTGGAAAAGAAATCTTAGAAATGTTTGTTACTGACTTGCATGTTGTGTAGATCATCGTGCTATAATAAGCAGATACGATGTGGCCCCCGGCTAATAGCAACCCGCTATTAGTGCAGGGGGCTTCTTGCTTTTCCGATCACGTTTATTTGTTAGGGTGACGAGATGAGGATTGCTGCTGTCACCCCGTGTTACCCGCCGGGGTCGCGTGTCGGGTCGTGGCTTTCAACGCATGAATGTTTGAGGGTGCTTGTTGCTGCCGGGCATGATGTCGTGGCGAACCCGATGATGACCGATGCGGTTGACGAGTACGTCCTTGACAGCGTTCGAGTCGTGCCGGGTGCTGTGCGAATGGATGAAGTTATTAGCGGCGCTGATCTGGTCATCTCACATATGGGTGATCCCGGCCACGCGCACCGTGCCGCACTGGGTCGCGGTGTGCCGTCGGTTCGGATGGTGCATGGGTTGATTGGGCAGGATGCGTTGAGGCAGTTGGCTGCTTACCCGCCTGATCTGTTGGTGTTCAACTCTGAGTCGTCTGCCGCTACTGCGCGTCATCGTTGTCCGCATATTGTTGTGAACCCGATTTTTGATCGGCAGGATTTCGCGACTACACCGGGCGAGTTGGTTACTCAGGTGAATCAGTCTGATCCGAAGGGTGGTCAGATGTTTCAGAAGCTTGTCCGGTTTATGCCTGATGTTGGCTTTCTTGCTGTTCGTGGCGGGTATGGGAAACAGCGTGACATTGTTGGTCAGAACGTGGAGAGGCTTGCTCCTACGCAGGATATGCGAGGCGATGTGTATTCGCGGACGAGGGTGTTGTTGATTCCTTCTAAGGCTGAGACTTGGGGAATGGTTGGGGTTGAGGCGATGTGTTCTGGTATTCCGGTGATGGCTTCTCCGACTCCGGGTTTGCTTGAATCGCTGGGCGACGCAGGCATTTTTGTTGCGGATAACAATTTCAAGGGTTGGATGTCTGAACTGAGAAGGCTCCTAGACCCCGTAGAGTGGGCCGCTGCGTCTGCTAGGTCATTGGCACGGGTTGCTGAGTTAGACCCATATGAGGGCGCTGTGCGCTTTGTGAAGGCTATTGAGGGGCTTAGACGATGAATGTTGCGGTGATGTTCCCTTGGCGGGCTAAGGACGCTCGTGTGGCCGCTTACGCTGTCACACGGGCGTGGTATGAGGTGCATGTCCCCGGAGCGAAGATCGTTGAGGTCGATACGGGCCACGAGGTGTTCAACCTCGGGGCGTGTCGTAACGCTGCGGTGGAGATTGCGAAAGGGCTTAGCGCTGATGTTGTCGTCATCTCCGATGCTGACACGCTTCCACCGCCGACTGGTTTGGCTGCTGCTATCTCTAACGCTGACGATCACAAGTTGCATATTCCGTTCACTCAGTGCATCTACGCGGGAACGGACTCACCGCCGGGGCTTGCTAACGGCGGAGTTCATGTTGTGACCCCAACAGGTTGGGATGCGATAGGCGGGCAAGACGAACGGTTCATGGGCTGGGGCGGTGACGACGATCAGTTGGTTGCGGTTGCAACTTGTTTGTCTGGTTTGGTGAGGCATCCGGGGTTGGCTGTTTCTTTGTGGCATTGTGATGCTGCGAGGGTGTGCGCTCAACCGAGTCGTGATCTTGTGAATAGATATTGGCAGGCGGTTGATAAACCTGCTGCGATGCGAAAGTTGATTGCTGAACGATGATTCCTGCACGGCTAATCCGCACTATTCCGACGGTGGCTTCTGATGAGGCTGAGGGGTTTTGGCGGGGGGCGTGCGAGTTGCATCCGCATTGGGACTACACAACATGGCGTGACCCGGTGGACCGAGATAAGTTCCCGCTGACTTCGCCACACTGGGCGGCTTGCAAGTCTGGCGCTCAGATGGCGGGACTGATCCGGTTGGAAGCACTGTGGCATTGGGGTGGAATCTATTTGGATTCCGATGTTGAGGTGTTCAGGCCACTAGACAGCTTGCGTTCTTACGATCTGTTTGCTACTTGGGAATCACCGTGGTCGTTGAATGATGCTGTGTTGGGTTCTGTTGCTGGTCATCCGCTGGTCCGTGAAGCTATCGCTCTGGCGATTGAACGTCTGCCGTTAGGCGCTTTGCATTCGGGTCCAAAAGTTGTGAACGACTTGTTCAGAGATAAAGCAGATGTGTTGTTGCTGCCGCCGCGTTCCTTTTCCCCGTATCTGTGGAACGAGAAACACCGGCGAGGCGAGGATCATACGGTTCATCCGGGTACGTTCGGCGCTCATCATTGGGCTAACTCGCACGGGGCGTAACGGGTTTGCTCTCCCATACTGTTGTCGTTTGACAGGCTAGTGTTGAGGTCTGTTCTCTGAGTAGGAGTTTGTCCTGTGGGTATTTCACCTGAAGCTGTTGTCCGGCCACCTGCTACTGAGCGGGCAAGGCATGGGTTGTTGGAGTCTGCGAAAGTTGTGGTTGAGCCTGATTCGAGGTGGGAAGGCGGCTTTGTTTTCCAGCCTGAGAATTGCATTATGTCTGAGGTTTGGATTCCGTGTGGTGCTGACAGCGTGTTCATTATCACGTTGGAGATCAACGCTGAGGCGGGGACTTGGGATTGGGATAACACCGGCAACCCCGGTGGGAGTATTTCTGATCCGATGAATTGGAACGCGACGGCTGATGAGGTGGGCGCTGCGTTGGAGCAGTCCGGTTGGCCCCCTAGTCAGTATGAGGTGTTTGGCGGGCCGAGCGGGATTGACCCTGTGTCGGGTCTAGCTCTCTCATTCGTTATTACCTTGAACTTGAACAATACTGATAGCCCATTTTTGGGTCCAACACCGACAGACATTGACTTGTCGGGTGGTACGGGAATCATCATTGTTCCGCTTCAGATTCCCGGTGTCCCCGAGTTGTCTCCGCCGGATGTCAAGAAGGATTACGACGGCGATCAGTCACCTTTGCAGTATCAACCGTTTGTTGTTGAAGTGCCTTACACCTGTTCGTCGTGGGGTTATGAAGCAAACGATTATCGGGGCAAGGCGTTGCGGCAACTTGCTGCCGGTACAGGCAAAGCGGTTGAACGAGAGTTCTGGACGGGCGAACTGAACGTCGCGAATATCAACCTGCGATGGTGGACTCCTGCTGCGAACATCGTGAACCCCGGCGGCTGGGCCGCTCCTGTGGCCGTCAACGTAGCTCTTGGTTTAGCGTTGCTTGAGCAGGCGCTTGCGAGTTGCGCGACGGGTAGCCGAGGAATGATTCATGCTCCTCCTGTAGTCGTTCAGAGGATGGCTCAGTGGTACTTGATCGACGATGACTCCGGTTGCGATAACGATGAGGATTGTCGTTTGTTGACTCGTTCACGCGGCGACATTGTTGTTGCGGGCGCTGGTTATGATCCGCTCGTCGGACCGTTCGCTGCGTCTGACACTACTGAGGCTGCTACGGAAGCATGGGTCTACGCAACAGGCATGGTCGATGTCCGCTTAGGCGAGCCGATGATTTACCCTGAGACAATAGCTGAGGCACTAGACCGGGCGACGAACACGATAACGTACCGGGGTGAGCGTACTGCTGCGGTGAACCCTGACGGGTGCTGCATGTTTGCCGTTCTGGTTGACTTCGAGGAAGCGCTGACCTGATCGTGGCGGTCTTATTCGATTGCTGTCCTAAGTCAATCAAAGCGCTTGCTATTCGCATCACTCCGCTTGATTTGTTTTACGGGTCGTACTTGTCGGGCGACCCGTTGATCCCGTTTCCTCCTGCTCCAACAACACCGTTTACTCGTTGGCAGATGAGCGGATTTTCCGAGTTGACACTTTCACCGGATTACGAGTCGGGTAACGAAACGCTGATGATGAACCCTGCCGCTAATAGCATTGGTGTAATTCATCGGCCACCCGATCAGATGAAAGGTTTTAGTCTTGAACTGAAGCTGTGTGGGATGCCGACGATTGCAACCAAGTTGTTAGATGGTATTTCTGCCGGAAACAATTTGCTTGATAACTTCTGCGGCGATACAACTGTTGTCGGGCATACGTTCAATAACGACATGGAAAACGGCGGGGCTTGTGTCGGGTTCATGGTTGACCTGTGGACAAAGAACGCTGCGACGACTTGTGATGCTGCGGGGAATACGCTTGGCGGTTACATTCATTGGGTGTTGCCGTTCACAGATCGGTGGGCGATGTCTGGCGGGTTGAACTTCAATATTGGTGCTGCTGAACTTTCGCTATCTGGTTATGCGAAGAAGAATCCGATGTTTTATCCGTCGATGCCCGGTCCGGTCTTTCCGTCTTATCAGGATTTTGAGCCGTTTGTCGGCGGTCCCGCTCCTTGCGTTTTGCCGTCGGGTGTCGTGGCCGATTCGTGGACCGTGGCCGACATGGAGCAGATTAGACTGGGCGGGGCGCTTGCATACAAGTGTGTTGATTCGTTGCCGGGTGTCCTAGACGATTGTTCGCCTGTTCCTCAGGATGAACCGATGTTGATGATGTCTGAGCCTGTCGGGTTTCAGATGCCTGTTGATGCTGTGAACTATTGGGTTGGTGTATGACAGCGAAGCTTCCTTCTGTGCGCGCTGATGTGATCGTGTTGGACGGTCAGGCGTATTGCAAGTTGATAAACATGACAGGCCACTTTGTTCGGTTTAGACTTCCGAAAGCAACTGTGAAAGTTCCGGGTAACACCGTGGCTAACGTGGTCGCAGATTTTGTTGATGGGTTCAGTGTTTCAACTGAGGAACACGGATTACTGTTTGGAGATGATGTGAAGACAACTCGTGGTGGTCAGCCTTGGAACGTAAGAAACGTGGTCGGGGAACAAGCGCCGCCGCCCGCCCAGCGTCCGCCCGCCCCGGTTGTTGAGCCTGAACCTCAAGTTGAGGTTGAGACTCCGGTTGTTGAACCTGAAGCTGTGGTTGAGGTTGAGGCTTTCGACGCTGCTGATCTGACGGTTGCTGAGGTGCTTGAGTGGGTTGGTACGGACTCTGTGCGTAAGGCTAAGGCGTTGAAGTCTGAACGCAAAGGCAAAGCGCGCAAGGGTTTACTAGCAACACTGTCCGCCTAATCCTTCACGAACCGCTTAGGCTGAGTTAGAGTCCATCAAAGTCGATCCATATGGAGGGTCAGTAATGACGATTTGTTGCCCAAAGTCAATCAAGGCGTGTGCGATTCGTGTCACCCGACAGGACGCAAACGATGTTGTGCTTGACCCCCTAACCCCGAACAGCCGTGTGCTGTCGTCAGGGTTCATGGAGTTGAACATGTCCCCGGACGTTGAGGACGGCGAGGACATCACGACTAAGAACGGGAACGGCGAAATCTGTATCCGTAACAAGGACTGCAACCGGCTCAAGGGTTTTGAGGTTGAGTTGAAGCTTTGCGGTATCCCGCTCCCGATGATCGAAATGCTTATCAACGCGACACTCCTTTCCGACGCTGAGGGCAACTTCCTCGGTGCCGCGATGCGTAACTCGCTTGATGATCCTTGTACCGAGTCGAAGCTTCTGGAACTGTGGTCGCAGAACGCAGGCAACTCGTGTGCTGTTGATGGTGTGAACTCCTCGCAGTACATTCACTGGGTATTTCCGCTCACAAAGAATTGGGAACTTTCCGGTGGGTTGAATTACACGATTGGTGCGCTTGAGTTGACCCTTTCTGGTTACGCTCAGAACAACCCTTGCTTCTTCCCATCTATGCCGGGCGCAACTTTCCCTTCATGGGTGCCGGGTTCCGGCGATCCTGTCGGTCATCCCACTGGGCCTGCGCCTACGGTTCTGCCGTTCGGTATTTCTGCTGATGAGTGGTCGTTGGCCGATCAGTCTGCGATTCAGGCCGGTGGCCCTGTGGCATGGCGTTGTGTTGACTCGCTGCCTGAAGGCATCGACGATTGTGCTTACGTTCCTTCTTCGCTGACTTCAGCGTAACGAGGTTCCGCTGGGCGGCGCTGGTTGTCCGTTCTGCAAGCTATTGGGGGTCGCACTGTGGCGGCTCCCTTTTAGCTTTTTGGGCCTAACAGATAGGCGATGCCTGCTGCTGCTCCGATGAGGTAGAACCAGAAGCCGATTGCTTCTATCGCTCCCCATGAGTTTGCTGCTGCGATCATGCTGCTATTCCTTTGAGTTGGGCTTTGAGGGCGGTTGTGAGGGCTAGTGACCATGCTGCCCATTCAGCCAACTCGGGTGAGTCATGCTCGTACATTTCGTGTCCGCCGCAACATCCGTCTGCGCACATGCCGAGCAGTTGGTTGACTATTCCCCAAGCGTTTTCAAGGTCGCGTGTTTTGCTCACAACGTATGAGGCGATGATGTCTGCGGCGGGGGTGGTCTTCTGCTTGAAACAGAAGTTGGCAATCCGGCGTGCCTCGGTGTGGTCTCGCGTTTCGCAGACGGTGCGCCCGTCTACCTCTACCCTGAACGAATCGTAGGGTGTTTCTGTGAGGGTGATTCTGCCGTGTGTGGTGTTCATGCTGCGTTCCTTACTGCTCGTCTTGCGTCACGCAGGTAGCGTGCTTGTGAGGTGGTTGCTACCGCACCTTCATTTCGCATGAGGTTGCGGATGTCATCTAGTAGGAAGGTCAACCAATCCAGATCGGAGGACCGGCCTAAAGCCTGAAAGTCAAGGGTGTGTACCAAGAGCAGGCTTGTTTGGCTCTGCATCAGGTCTTGGAGTTGTTCTGTGGTCCGTGTCGATGTCATGTAGATAAGGATACAGCACCTCTAGGACATTATCAAGTCAATAATGTCTCATATCGAAGATTTCTTCAGATTTCTTTTCGACCACATGTAGTGATATGATCCACGGGAGTAGCACCCGCTACCACCAACAGGAAGAAAATATGTCAACACCACAAGAGCAACCCATCGTCGGACTCAAAGAAATCGGCCCGCTGCTAGAAGTAGACGGACGCACCCCACACGCATGGCACTACCGCCGCCTTCTCCCCGTCCCTGACTACGCGTCGATCAACGGCATCCGAGCATGGGACCGTCAGACGATTGTCGATTGGGCTGCATCCACCGGACGACTCCCCGACAGTCTCCGAGGCGAAGCCAAGGCAGAAGTCAAAGTCCCCCGAGGCGGCAAGAAGATCAAAGCGGAAAACATTGCTGTTCTTGTCGAAGCCGGAATCATCACGCCTGTCAACATGAATGACAACAGCCCGGTCGCACTATGAGCGCCCTTGTCTACGCAGGGCTGATCCTCGCCGCGTACCGGATCACACGTTTCTTTGTCCGTGACTCACTCATCGGTTTCAGCTTGGAATCCGAATCGAAGATGTCACAACGACTAGACACATTCTGTTACAACCCCGACGGAAGCAACCGCAACTGGGCGACCGGCTTCATTGGCGACTTGTTGACTTGTGTGTGGTGTCTCGGTATGCACGTTTCTTGGATTCTGGTTTGTGTCTGGTTTCGTGCGTGGCCGTGGCAACTTGGAGTTGACGGTTGGATCAGTGCGTTCGCTGTCGCCGGTGGCGCTGGTTTCATTTCATCTCGGATGAACGCGTGAATGAACCGATCCAGTTAGAACATTGTGCTGAGTGTGGTGCGGGTGTGTTGCCGGGTGTCGATCACGATACTTACAACACTAAAGATGGTGAGCAGTGGTGGTGCGCTGCTCATTGTCCGCAGTGCGCTAAGGCAGAAGTTGTTGACTGATGACCTTGAAGAATTTGTCGAAGGCACCGTTTCCGTGGTTCGGCGGGAAGTCCAAGGCTGCACCGCTTGTGTGGGAACTATTAGGGGATGTTGAACATTACGTTGAACCGTTCGCCGGTTCGTTGGCTGTGCTGTTGAACAGGCCGCACCCTGTGAACACAGGTCGGGCTGAAACTGTCAACGACCTTGACGGCCTGATCGTAAACGCGTGGAGAGCGATTCAATGGCACCCGGAAGAAACAGCAGAACACGCATCGTGGCCTGTAAGCGAACTAGACAAAATGGCTAGAGAACTAGCACTCACCCGCTGGCGTGAAGATAACCTTGTAGCAAAGCTTGGTGGTTCTGCTGAATGGTGTGACCCTAAGATGGCGGGTTGGTGGTTGTGGGGCGTGTGCATTCAGATCGGGGCGTTCGTAAGAGGCGGACCGTGGACCGCTGACGAAAACGGGATGATTGTCAAGATCGACCGCAAAGCTGAAGGGTATGGTGAACCGGGTGTGAAACGCGACCGCCCACATCTCAGCAATGGCAGAGGTGTGAACCGTTCGTCTAATTGTGAACCCGGCGTGCTGTCAGACCAACCGGGCAACGAGTTTCACCCGCACACCATGCCCGAACTGGTCCGCTGGTTTCAATGGCTCTCCGCTAGGTTGCGCCATGTTCGTATCCTGAACGGAGATTGGGCGAGGCTTGTGACTGACGGTGCATCCAAAACTCTCAACGTCCGCATGGGCGGCGGTCACGCAGGTATTTTCCTTGACCCGCCCTACGCAGACACAGCGGAACGCAGTACAGGACTCTACGGGTTTGATGATTTTGAGGTGGCCCATAAAGTCAAAGCGTGGTGCGCTGAATACGGTGATGACCCGGACCGTAGGATTGTTTTGGCAGGCTACGACGGTGAACATGACAACGAACTAGCCGACCTCGGGTGGACATCTCACGAATGGTTCACAACCGGCTATCTACAAGGCGGGTATTCTCAGCAAAGCCAAGACGGTAGCGGGCATCAGCAGGATCGGGAACGGTTGTGGGCCTCACCACACTGCTTGAACCCTGCGGATAACAAACCACCCGCCACCGTCCAAGGGGACTTGTTCGCATGACACTCAAGAATCTTCAGAAAGCACCGTTCCCGTGGTTCGGTGGCAAATCGAAAGCTGCACCGCTGGTTTGGGAACTGCTTGGTGATGTCGCCCATTACGTCGAACCATTCGCCGGTTCTCTAGCAGTGTTGTTGAATCGCCCCCACCGGGCCAACACAGGCCGGGCTGAAACTGTGAATGACCTTGATGGTCTAATCGTGAACGCTTGGCGGGCAATACAGTGGCACCCGCAAGCAACCGCAGAACACGCATCGTGGCCGGTGACAGAAACAGACCGCAACGCACGCCAGATTGCCCTTGTGCGCTGGCGTGAAGATGGCCTTCCAGCCAAGCTAGGTGGCACTGCTGAATGGTGCGACCCCAAGATGGCAGGCTGGTGGCTATGGGGCGTTTGCATCAGCATCGGCCCGTTCGGTGGTGCAGGCCCTTGGACCGCAGACAACACCGGCAGGCTCAGGAAGATTGACCGCAAGACAGAAGGTTGGGACCAACAAGGGGTCAGTGCAGGCATAGTGAACATGCCTAATGACCGCGGGCTTCTTGCCCCTTCAACTTGGGAAGCAGATGTTTCTAGCGGTGGCGTGTTTCACCCTCAGACGATGCCTGAGTTGCTCCGATGGTTTGATTGGCTGTCAGCGCGACTCCGCCATGTTCGCATCCTGAACGGCGACTGGGCGCGCCTCGTGACCGATGGTGCTTCCAAGACTCTAGAGGTTAGAGCTGGTCGTGGTGCTGTTGGAGTGTTTCTTGATCCGCCATATGCCGACACCGCCAAGCGGGAACATGGTTTATACGCGACTGATGATCTGTCGGTTGCGCATGATGTGAAGCGGTGGTGTGTTGAGAACGGTTCTGACCCTGAGCGCCGGATCGTGTTTGCTTGTTATGAGTCTGAGCATGATGATGAGCTTGCCGATCTTGGCTGGACTGAGCATGAGTGGCACACGGGGGAGATGGGTGGGTACGGGGCGAGTGGTACGGGGCAACAGCATCGTGAACGCTTGTGGGCTTCTCCGCATTGTCTCAGCCCTATGGTTGAACCTGAACAGCCGTCGTTGTTCTGATGGGAGTTGATCTTGGGGTGTGCAAGATCGCTCCAAGAGCGGTGTCTCAGTCTGGTTGTGATTGGTGTGGCGGCTGGTTGACCCCACGGCAAACTCGTTGGTGTAGCGGATTGTGCATGTCGAAGTTCAGACGGAATCATGTGTGGAAGTTCGCGCGCGCCGCCGCGCTGGGCAGGGATGGGCGTTGTGTGCGGTGTGGTTCTGGTATTGGGTTGGAGGTGAATCATGTTGTGCCGTTGGCGGGGCGTGCGCGTACTGAGTCTTGCTTTCATCACTTGGGGAATCTTGAGGTGTTGTGTCATCGGTGTCATGTGGTTGAGACTGCTGCTCAACGGGGGCGTGGTGAGTTGCCGTCTGGTTGGGGTCGAAAAAGAATCTGAAGAATTGTTTGCTATTGACTTGCGCAACCTGTAGTAGATCGTGCTATGATAAGTCTATGACAAGCACCGAGATGACCCAAGAAGACGTAATCGAAGAAAGCGTCCGCATCGAACTTCATGTAGCTCTCACCGAGTTGCGTGAATGCGAAGCTCGCCACCATGTGTTGACGACAATCGGAATGCGATCCACGTTGGAAGACCCAACACGGGCCGCACGATTCGCAGAAGTCAGCGATCTGTGTGACCGCATGGACGTTCTGATTCCGATAGTCAACCTGTTGCGAACCATCGTCAACGCATTCGACGAGGAGTAACCGATTCGACGCAGGGGGGGTCAAACCCTCTGCGTCTACCCGTGATGCAATACTTATCGCATGGCAAACGAGATGATCGACGCACAGAAAGACATGTCCGCTCTCATGGCTGCAATACTCCAAAAGGATTGGGACGGATTCGTGATGATGGTCGAAGCGCTTACCGAGTCTGAAGCTAAAAACGTGACAGTCGCAACAATGGGTTTCCTCGGCCAAGCCATCCGAGACTTCGCAAACCAAGCCAACATGGAACCCTTGCAATTCTGGTTAGAAGCTATGGAAGGCAACCACCCCGAGGCGTGAGCGTCCAGCGGGTACTCTTAGACCGTGGCCGCACCTCCTCCCCCGCCGTGTTCTCAGTGGACGACACCTGAGCAGGTTCGTTTATGCTGCACCGGGTTGGACCCGGCATACGATCTGACTGAGGCGATTCAGTTTGCGTCCGAGATTCTATTCAGACTTTCGGGTAGGCGGTGGCCCGGTCAATGCAACCGGACGGTGTATCCGTGCGCCGGAGATAACTGTGGTTGCAAAGGGGACACTTGGTCATGGTTCGCCGCATCCGGTTGGGGCTGGGCCTATGCGGGGTATCCGTCGTTGCCGTACATGGTTGCCGGGGGTTGGGTCAACAAGTGGGCCGGGTGTCGTGGGATTTGCCACTTGGATTGTGTTGATTTACCGGGAACTGTTGACGAGGTAACACAGATTCTTATTGACGGTGTGCCGCTTGACCCATCGGCGTACAAGGTTGAGGCTTACAAGCGTGTGTGCCGGGTTGATGGCGGTCACTGGCCTTGCTCTAATCATCTCGGCGCGGAGCAGTGCGAAACAACCGATGAGATCGTCGAAGTTGAGATCGTCGCGACGGGCGGCGATTGGTCTATGACTATTGGCACGGTGACTGCCGTGTTTGATTCAACGCTTTCCGCTGTCGATCTTGCTGCTGCAATCGACTTGGCGTTCGGCGCTGGGACGGTTGAGATTGTGTCGGGTGGGCCGGGAACAGTGGCCCCTTACCTGATTGTGTTTGCTCATGCTGTGGCTGGTTTGCCTGTTGTGTCTGTAGCGGATGTGTCTCTTGCCGGTCCTGACCCGTCGGTGGGTGTGACTGTTGTTGAGCCGGGGTGTATCGCTGGCGAGGGTACTTGGTCGATTAGTTACACGCAGGGTTCGTTGCCTCCTCCGGGCGGGCAATACGCTGCGGCTATGTTCGCTTGCCAGATCGCTCTGAACAGGTGCGGCGGCGACGGGTGCATCCTTCCGCAACGGCTGAAGCAGATCACCCGTGAAGGTGTGTCTATGGACTTTGGCGACCCGCTAGACTTCCTTGACAAGGGGCAGGTCGGAATTTATGAGGTTGACTTGTGGTTGAAGTCGGTCAACCCCGCTGGGCTGCAACGGCGAGCGGCGGTGTATCGGGCTGACCATCGTAAACCGAACACGACTTGGACGTAATCAGTGGCTTGTGATCTGCTTGACCCGGCGTATATCAACGAGGTGTTGCAACTTGTTGTTGATGATCTGTGTGTTGCGTTAGAGGAATGCACTGTTCCGGGCGCGCCTGAGTCGTGTTTCATTTCGTGGACTGCTCCACCTGATGACTGTTGCAACTTCCTTGCGGTGTGGATGGATGAGCTATTGCCGACAGCGGCGTTTCCTGCGGTGAATAACAGCGATCCGTTTCAGTGTGGGGTATTGCGCATGATGCGTGTGAAAGCCCGTCTAGTGCGCCCCTGTTGGCCTGTGGTGAGAGATAACGCTCAGGCACCGTTTCCGTCTGCGGGTGAGATGCAGGCTGCGGCTGAGGAGCTTCTGATTGACTCTAATGTGGTGTGGTGCCGTCTTGTCTCGGCATTCTCTAACAACTTCTACAATGTAAACGAAACAGATTGTTTGTTGTCAATGATTGGTGATCTGCGTCCTGACAAACCACGCGGCGGTTGCGCCGGGTTCACCGCAACATGGATGATGGAACTATCAAACTGCCGGTGCTGACATGCCAACAAAATTCACAATCAACGAACAAGCGATAGCAGGACTGGTCGCCCCGACAGGGATGGTGACTGAGTACTTGCGGGGATTAGGAAATCAAGTCGCAGTGATTGCACGCTCAACTGCCCCGGTCGATACAGGCAAACTTCAAGCCTCAATCCTTGTCACAGAGCGGTCTGCTGGTCGAAACGGAACAGCGATTGAGGTATCGGCTAACACTCTCTACGCAACATATGTCAATAGAGGAACCCGACCCCATGTCATCATGCCTAAGAAAGCGAAGATGTTACGCTTCCCGAACAAGGCAGGCGAGATCGTTTTTGCAAACAAGGTGAATCATCCGGGGACGAAACCTCAACCTTTTATGCTCAACGCAATGCTCGCTGTTATCAGGTAGGATAGCGGTGTTACCACGAGCAAACATGGAGCAAACATGGCTGATGAAGTAGTTGCTACAAGTGATGTGATCGACTCGTTAGCTGCTGAAGCTGACGGCACGAAACTTGAGTTGAAAGTCCGTGACGAGGTGTTCGGTTTAGCACCGGAGATCCCCGCAATCGTGATGCTGCGACTGTCCGCCGCTGGGGACGCTAGGACTCCCCCGGCCCGGCAGATGACAGCGATTGCGAACTTCTTGGAACACGCTGTGATTCCTGATGACCGTGAGAGGTTCAACGACTTTCTTGAGGACGCTGACCCGATCATCGACTTTGAGGAATTGAATGCGATTCTGGAACGGGCCACTGAGGTTATCGCTGCGCGCCCTTCCGAGCCGTAACCCTTCTTTCCTCTTGGTGTGCTGCTAACGCTTTAGAAGTTGACGGCGTGTTGGTCGGCAGAGGCTTACGGCTTACCGATCTGTCGTTGATCCAGATGCTAAACTTTTGCTATTCGCATCTTGTTGCTGAAGCTGATGAGGAAGGCAGAAAGAAAGTGAACCTTGCTCTAGCTGGGCGACTTGGCGAGCATGGCGGCGAGATCATCGACGATCCGATGTTGCCTGCGAGTATGCAGGGCAAAGAGGCTCCTTCATGGTGGAATAGTGACCATGATGCTTTCGCAGATCAGCACACGCTTGCTGATTCTGATACACAATTCCACGGGGTGCGCTAATGGCTGATGTGATTGGGCGCGCTGTTATTGAGATCGTTCCTGACTTTTCTTTGTTCCGCAAAGAGATGGCTCAAACGGTTCAGACTTTGACTCGTGAGATGTCTCAGCAATTAGCTAAGGCTGATGTTGCTGCACCGCTTGCTAAGACATTTGGCGAGGCGGGAAAGAAGGCTAGTGATAATCTGTTAGCGGCCACTGGTAAGGCGTTCACTGAGGTTGCTGCGGATGCTAGTAAGGCGGGCGACAAGGTTTCGTCGTCTATGCAAGAGTCGGCGCGCAAGTCTTCTGTTGCGTTTGACAGTGTTGATAAGGCGGTCAATTTTCAGAAGTTGATGACCGCTGCTTATGGGGCGGGCGAGAAGGTCACGGGTTCGTTCAAGGAATCTGCACGACAGTCGTCTGCGGCGCTTGACACGGTGTCTCAAGCGGGTGCGTTTCAGGGTTTAGCGGCTGCGGCTTCCGCCACTGGGGAGAAGGTGACGGCGGCTTTCAAGGAAGCGGGCCGTCAAGGGCAAGCGGCGTTGCGCGCCATTGGTGACAGTTCTACGTTTCAGGGTTTGTTGGCGGCTGCGAAAACTGCGGGCGAAAAGATAACCGGCGAGTTCAAGGAATCGGCGCGCGAGTCTGAGCGGGCAATGGCTCAAGTCGATCAAGCCGGTAAGACCGGGATGGGCGGGTTTGGTAAAGCGGCTATTGGTATTGGTGTTGCGACTGCCGGTTTTTATGTTCTGAGCGGTGCAATCAAGGAATCGGTTGAGGCGGCTAACGAGTCTGCTCGTATCGGGCGGATCACTGAATCGGTGATTGCGGCCACTGGCGGGGCGGCGAATCTTTCAGCGAAACAGATTGACGATCTTGCTTTGTCGTTATCTAACAAGACTGGTATCGACGATGAGGCAATCAAGGCTTCATCGAACGTCCTGTTGACGTTCAAGAATATCAAAGACCAGATGGGCGAAGGCAACGACATTTTTGCTAGGACTCAGAAAGCTGTTCTTGACGTTTCAACGGTTCTTGGTAAGGACTTCGCCGGGTCGTCAGTGATGCTTGGTAAGGCGCTCAACGATCCGCTCAAGGGTATGGCGGCTCTTGGCAAGGCGGGTATTCAGTTCACTAAGGAACAGAAGGACACGATTGCGGGGCTAGTGCAAGCGGGCGATTTGCTTGGCGCTCAGAAAATGATTTTGGCTGAAGTCGAAGGTCAGGTTGGTGGTGCGGCTGCGGCTGCGGCTAACCCGATGGAACGGTTGAAGACCGTTGTTGACAACTTGAAGGAATCGTTTGGTGCGGGGCTGCTGCCCATCGTGACGGTGTTTGCTGATGTGTTTTCTAAACTCGCTGAAACACTCGGGCCTATATTGCAAGAAGTTGGGGCCGCACTGGGCGGGGCGCTCGGCCCGCTTATGGAGGCTGTTGGTCCGATTCTTACAACGCTTGGAAGTTCTTTCGCAGGGCTGTTAGAAGGCATCACACCGGGCTTAGAAATATTGGCAGGTGCGTTCGCTGAAACCTTCTCAACGCTTGGCCCGATCATAGCTGAAACCTTTGGGAGTATCGGTTCAGTAATCGGGACGTTGCTGCCGATCTTCGCTCCGATAATTGGGATATTAGGAAACCTCGCAGAAGCGATTTTGCCGATTCTTGCTCAAGCGTTCTACACGTTTGGTTACGTTTTAGAAAGTGTTATTGCACCTGTACTGAATGTTCTTGGACCCCTGATTGCGACCTTGGTTACTCAACTCGGTGATGTGTTCTTACAAGTTGTTCTTGCGTTGTCAGGGCCGCTACTGACTATCGCTGAGGTTATAGGCGGGGCGCTTGCTACGGCGCTGACTGTGATTGCCCCGTTTCTACAAACGATCATTTCAACTTTTGCTGAGATGATTACCGGGTTGTTGCCGGTGCTAGTTCCGTTGTTGATGGCGATGGCTGAAGCGTTCGGGACTTTGCTAACAGCGGTGCTTCCGTTATTGCCGATGATCGTTGATCTTGTTGCGAACGTCGGCGGCATATTTTTGGAAGCAATCCTTGCCGTCCTGCCTGTCATCATTGAACTTGTAACAGCTTTTGCTACAGGGTTGGCTCCTGTTATGGAAGGCATCAAACCGTTGATTGCTGCGGTCGGTGATGTGTTCCTTGCGATCACTCCATTCATACCTATTCTCGCTGATGCAATTCTTCAGGTTGCTCTAGCGGTTGTAGGTCTGCTGCCGTCGTTGATGCCGCTCGTGAACGTCATGGTCACTTTGCTAACAGCGATCATTCCTATCATTCCGCAGTTAGCTAGTATGGCTGCTCAAGCGATTCTGTTGCTGCCACCGATTGTGGGATTGGTTGCGAAACTGTTGGAGTTTGAGCCGCTCCTGTATCTGATCGTTGCGGCGCTTGCCGCCTACTACGGCGCGCAACTTTTGGGGAACATTGCTAACGGTGCTGCTGCCGCTTTGTTCGCTGCACAGAACATAGCGATCACTGTCTATAGCGGGCTGATGAAAGCGGCGAAGGTAGCGACGGCTGTGTGGACGGGTGCGCAATGGTTGCTGAACGCCGCTCTCAACGCTAACCCGATTGGTCTAATCGTTGTTGCGATTGCTGCTCTGGTCGCGGGTGTAGTCCTTGCCTATAAGAACTTCAAGCCGTTCCGAGACATCGTTGACAAGATAGGCGACTTCTTCCAAGAGACTCTATTGCCCGCTATTACGAAAGTTGCGGACATCATTGGCGGCGCTTTGATGACTGCCGTCGATGCGGTCTGGCCTATCTTTCAGAAGTTCTTTGACATTATCAAAGGCTTGTACTTGCAACCGTTGATCGACGCTTTCAACACGTTGAAAAAGTTGTTCACAGGCGATTTCAAGGGTGCGCTAGAAGGGGTCAAGAATCTTTTTAGCAATCTCGGTGAGACATTCGGCAAGATAGGCGATTTGGCTGGGACGCTGATCGGCGCGCTGATGCCTGCTCTTGCCTCGGTCGGGTCGTGGTTGATGAACGAGGGTATTCCGATGCTTCTCGGGTTCATCATGGATGGGTTGAAGAAGTTGCCGGGTTTGCTTCTTTCGCTTGGCGGGTTGCTGTTTGATGGTCTGAAACTTGCGTTCAATTTCCTTGTTGAGAACGGGCCGGTGATTCTTGCAACCTTATGGGGATGGATTTCGGGTATTGGTAGCACGCTCATAGGGTTACTCGGTGACCTTGGCGGGATGCTCTTAGGTTGGCTCACAACAGCGTTCAACTGGTTAGTAGAAAACGGTCCCGGTATCCTTGCGACTCTGTGGGGTTGGATTTCTGGTATCCCCGGAATGCTCCTCGGGTTGCTCGGCAATCTCGGTGGGATGCTGCTGGGCTGGTTGACGGGTGCGTTCAACTGGTTGGTAGAGAACGGGCCGGGTATTCTGGCGACGCTGCTTGGTTGGGTTCTAACAATTCCGACAATGATCGTGAATGGTTTGATAGCTCTTGGCGGGCTGTTGTTCGACGGGGTGAAGATCGCGTTCGGGGTCATCGTGACGAGAGGCCCGGAGGTTCTCGCTACTGTCGTTGGTTGGGTGACGGGTATCCCGGCGACTTTGATTGCTGGTCTTGGTGCTATCGGTGACAAGTTATTCAGTTGGGCTAAAGCCGGGTTTGATCTGGTCAAGGAAAAGGGGCCTGAGCTTCTTGCAGGGTTGGTGGGTTTCTTTACGAGTATTCCCGGCAAACTGATCGACGCTCTTGGTAATGCGGCGGGCGGTGCGATGAACTTCGCTTCTAAGATTTTCAATTCGCTGCGTGGTTTCATAAACGACAAACTGATAAACAAGCTGCGTAACATCTCGGTGTTTGGCGCTAAACCTTTTGAGGGTATCCCTACGATTCCTGAGATTGCGTTAGCTGAAGGCGGGATCATCACTAAGGCAACCAACGCGATTGTCGGTGAAGACGGCCCTGAAGTTGTCATCCCGTTGTCAAAACCTGAGCGGGCGAAAGAGCTTCTCGTTCAGTCTGGTTTGATGGACATTATCTCTAGCGGTTCGCCGGGCATCGCGATGTCCGCTGCACCGTCCACTCCTGACACGGGCGGGATTAGTTCTACGGTCACGACGGCGCTGTCGTCTGTTGTTGACTCTGCGGTAGCGGCGCTGCAACCGATCAAAGATTGGTTTGCAACACTATCGACGTTTGCGATTGAATCACTAAAAACATTCGGAGAAACCGTGTGGGCTGGGGTGCAGGTCACGTTCCTGTTTCTGGTCACGCAGATACTTACGCTGCTTGAAAGTTTGACTGCGTACATTGCGTTGTGGCCGGTGACGATTAGCGCGTTGCTGGCGAACACGGGCGGGTTGATCTGGTTGAGTATGGCAGGCGGCATGGGGACGTTTGCTGCGTCTTTCAAGGCGGTGTTTGCCGATCTGAGCGTGTATGTCACGACTTGGAAAACGGGCCTAGAAACAAGCTTTGGTGCGTTGCCTGCGTTCATGGGCGGGGTAGCTGGTCAGATCACGGGCGCTGTTGCGGCACCGTTCCGAACTTTCGCATCGTCTACTTGGAATCCGTTTGCGACGACTTTGACCGGGGCGTTGGATCAGATACCGGCCACGGCGAATATCAACATTCCGTCTTTGACTTTCCCGACGGCACATTCCGGTGGTGTGATTGGTGGCCGGTTGCCTGAAACGGGCGGGCCGTTTGAGTCTTCCGAGATGCTCGTGAAGATGCAACGTGGTGAGGGTGTTATCCCTGCGAGCGTTATGAAGGCGATGACTCCTGCGGAGTTTGAGACTATCCGCCGAGGTGATTTAGGGGAGCGTGACCCTCGCGCTGATATGGCTATGACTTCACGGTTCTTGCCGCAGATGGGTGCGCCTGCTGCGCCGATGCCACCACTGGGCGGCGACTCGTTTGCTACGTTGCCTTCCTCAGTTCTTGAAGGGTTGAAAGACGCTCTCAAGGTGACGTTCGCTGAAGCAAAGAACTTGAGTGAACAAGCATTTTATGCGCCTAAGTACTTGGGTGGTCTTGCTTCTTCTGCTGCGATGGGTGGTCTTGGGTTTGTTGGTCAGAAGGTAGAAGAAGCGAACAAAGCGGCTGCTGAAGCGATGGGCGGTGTTGGTACTGCGTTCCCCGGTGGTGTCCCTATCGGGTTGCCTGCTGCGGTTGAGAGGTTGCGTCAGGTTGCTGGTCGCCCCGGTAACTATCGTGCGTTGATCGACTACATGAACGCTACGGGTGTTCCGTTCCGTGCTGTTTCGACGGTGCGTCCGGGTGCTAGAACTCGTGGTTCTGGCGGCGCTCGTGCATCACTTCATGCTTCTGGTCGTGCGGTTGACTTCGCAGGTTTGCGGCCTAGTCGGGATTCCCCTGAGTTGTTGAGGATTTATCGGGCGTTTGAGCCGGTGCGTGGCATTCTGCAAGAGTTGATTTATTCGGGTCCGGGCGGCGGGTTTGTTCGTAACCCGATCACGCGTGCGGATCACCACGATCATGTTCACGCTGGTCTAGCTAACGGCGCGTATGTGCGGAACCGAATGACTGCACTGATAGGCGAATCAGGACCAGAGGTTGTAATCCCTCTCACACGCCCTATGCGTGCGTTACAGCTTGCCGAACAATCAGGGCTGCTAGGCGTACTATCTCAAGCCGCCGGTCAACGTGCGGCCACACAGAGCGCCTCAGAGAGCGTCCCGCTGGGCGGCGCTGCGGCGGGTAGTGTTGAGATTCAAGGTTTGTTCCCCGGTCAGGGCAACACTTACAACATCTACGGGATCAGTATGGCACAGGTGATTGCTGAGATTGAGGCTCGTGAGCAGGCTTCGACCCGTGTGAACTTCACGAGGCGCTGATGTATCAAGCCTACTGTTACGGCAATCAAGTTGAGTTATGGAACAACCAGCGGACTTTGGATTACCTGCGTGGTAATCCGTATGGGGTTGACGCTGCGACAGTTCTCGGCGGCTTCGCCACTGGGGTAGCGGGGAATCTTGGTCCGTATGCGGTGAATAAGGTTCCGTGTTCTCCTGCTTCAGCGATGTTTTGCGATCAGCCTAATGGGGTTGGGACGACTGAGATTGAAGTTGAGCAGACGGATGATCTTGTTGACGCGTCAACTTTTGGTGGTATTCCGTTGCTGCCGGGTTCGAGCTTGAATCCTGCTTCACTCAATTTGCTATTCGATACGTTTGCTGCTCCTCCTGCAACAGGGTTCATGGGTGCGGGTGTTCCGATGCCGGTAGTTCCACCTGTGCCGGGGGCGGTTCTTGTTGGTTGCAGAATCAGTTGCATCACCGTTGACGCGAGTAACGGGTGGACTCCTGCGGATTCGGGAATGTACTTGTGGTCGATTGACGATCTGACTAATCCGCTGCCGGGTACGACATCACTTACGGGAGCGGGTGCCGCAGAGTGGAACTTCTTTCCGGCGGGAACAGCGTCGGTAGTTTTGTCTCAACCTGCGGGCGCGGTTGATGTTGAGTTTCGTTGGGACACACCTATCGTCGGTGCAACGACCCCCGCTGTCAGTTTCACATGTCTTCAAGCGGGCGTTAGCGTTATCGCCCCGGTGAGCATCTCGGCAACGGGGTGGACTTGGATATGGGAAGTGACCGGGCCGTCAGGAATATACGAACTTGACTTAGCGGTTGATGGAGATAACCCACCGTGGTTCGATCCCGACGTTCCTGACTCCGCAGATTTCTACGGTCTGTTCGTCGAAGACATCACAGGTTTCGACTCGGTTGTGCAACGCGACGTAACCCCCGCTTCGATCTATGGCGGAAGTTTGGGGCCACTGAAGTTGGGGCCACGAACACTAACCGTCACGGGTTACTTGTTTGCAAAGACCTGTTGCGGTTCAGAATACGGACTGCACTGGTTGAACGAGGCGCTCATCGGTTCAACCGGATGCGACGACTGCGCGATAGGCGACTTCTTCATGTTGAAGTGCTGCCCGCCAGAAGACGCAGACCCGATTGACTACGGTCGTCTGCTGCACCGTACCGGGCTGGTTGACGGTCCCAAGGTCGTGGACAAGTTTGGCACTTGCTGCGATCAGTGCGGTTATACGACGTTGAAGGTTCAGTTCACGATTGCATCCGAGTTGCCGTTCATCTTCTCCGATCTGACGTTCCCTGTGTTTGAGGAACCGTTCGGCGCGACAGAGTACGAGAAGTGCTTTATGGATTGCACTGACTGCCCGGAGGTCATACCATCCGGCTTCATTCCCGACTGCGGCCCAGTGCGTATCGCGCCGCCGCTTCCGTTTATCCCTGATGACGATTGCTTCTGCGAACCGTGGGTAACGAAACAGATATGCGCGTCCTACACAAACATTGCTGACTGGAATACTGCGACTTCTTTCATCCAGATTTTTGCAGGTGCTACCGATCTGCGTAATCTGAAAATCTCGGCTTACGAAAACCCTCGCGCTGAACTTGGTGTGCCTTGCCCATGCGGAATCATTGCGGATGACCCGATTTGGCAATGTATTGAGCCTTGTCAGGAACTAACCGTTTCGCAACTCCCATCCGGTTCGACGCTCACGATTGACTCGCGCACGCGTATCGTTTCGCTGCAACTCGCAGGCGGTGGATACATCTCGGGTCAAGGCATTGTTGGCTCGGCAGGGTTTGCAGGGTTTCAGTGGTTTGATCTGCCGCAGTGCGCGAGTCTCTGTTTCATCATCTCGGTTGACGCACGGGTGTCTGATAGTGCGTGGGTGACGATTGGTGCGGCAGGCAAGTTCCTCGCATCGGGCGGCTGACCTCATGCCGATCAGCGGTCAGATTCAAGTTGACTACTCCGCACTGTCGGCTAGTTATCAAGAGGTTGGTTATCCCGGCGCTGTCGTACAAGTAACAGGTTTGGTTTACTCGTCAACGAATCCGATTGTTCAGTGGACTTACTCGGGAACAGGATTTTCTCCCGACCCGCTCGTCGTGTTTGATGCGTTACCACAGGCTTACACTTGTGGCCCGTCTACGAGTCCCGGTTGCGAGTCCGTTTCTTGTTTGCTTGAAGATTCTCTTGGCAACACACAACTCATTGACGGGCTTGTTCGCATTCAACCGTATGAGACTTTCACGGGTTCTGTTCCGAATCAGTTTGACAAGGTTGTCGAGTTTGGCAAGTCCGGTGATGCGGGTTCTTGCGATAACAACTTGTACGCTTTCTACGCACCTGAAGCCAACCCTCTGTCGTGGTCTTTCTCCGGCGCAAACTTTGTGACAACAGCAACGGTTGTTCCCGGTGGCATGTACTTGGAAACAACCACAACGATGATCTTGCCGATGGACCCCGGCGGCTACTGGGCGGCAGGAGCGGCGACGTTTTCGGCTGATGCGGTTCCACCGTGGGTTACTGCAACGACCGTCAGCCCGCTTGTCACGGCTGCAATTTCAAGCACTGCGACAACCTTCACTCCTTCAGCACCTCCACCATTTGGTGATGCTTGGACAAACGACAGTGCTTTGGCTCCCGGTGATGTTGTTGTCACCTCGGCCACGATACCTACGGTTGAAGAAGTCCATGTGCTGCTGACGGCGATGTTCAGTGACTTGGAGCCACCTACTCCACCTGAAGCTTACGCAGGACAAGTTGTTGCGGGCGCGTTGATCCCACCGTTTCAATCTGTTCTCACCCCGACCTGCCTGCCCGGTGCCGTCCTCGGCGTAGGCGACGACCTACAAATCCTCCTCCTCACCCGAGGCGGTGGAAGTGTGATTGCTGAACTCAACCCCGTATCAGGTTCCTTCACTCGTGACGTTGACGCAACTTCAACGCTAGAGATGACCGGCGTTACTTCCGGCCTTCTCGGAGAATCCTGCTGCGATAATTGGGATGAGGTGTACCCGTGGAACACCGAGATCATCGTTTACCGCGACGGGCGGGATGCGTGGTGCGGCCCAGTGACGGGCGTTCAGTTTGGTTACGGGACTGTGAAAGTGACTGCTGCGGATCTTACTGCTTGGTGGGATCGGCGTGTGCTGCCTACGAATCTGAACTTTGTGAACGTGGACCTTGCGACGATCTTTGAGTCTGTTGCTACTTCTGCGATGTCTACTGATCCGGTTGCGAACTTCAGTATCACGACGACCCCGACAGGCATTCTCGGCTCACGAACCTATTTACAAACAGATTACAAGTATGCTTCTGATCTTTTATCTGAACTAGCTAAAACAGGAATTGACTACTCGGCATACGGGCGGACAATTCTTTGCGGCGGCGAGCAAGTACCCGCCGATCCATACGTTGTGCTGACTGACGAGTTTTGGGTTCAGCCACCCACGGTAAGCGCTAGGGGCAACGATCAGGCCACACAGGTGATCGTTCTTGGTAAAGGCGTTACGGGCATCGCGACTTCTACCACGCCTTATACGGACTTCTACGGCCTTCTCGTGCGAACCTTCAGCGAGACAGAGATTGAAGATGCTGCGTCTGCGCAGTCGGCGGCAAACACGCGCCTAGCGTTGCTGCAAGATCAGCTTTATATCGAAGCGGGAACGGGCGGTGGCCTGAAACCAACAGCGCCGATCACGTTGCCGGAGTTGATACCGGGGATCAGGGTGCGAGTTGATAGCTCCGCTTCATGCCGTCAGGTCGTAGCGGACTTCCGGTTGAAGTCTGTAAAAGTCGGGTTTGATGGTAGTGTGTCTATCGACTTGCAACCTCTTGGAACGGTTGGCACCTGATGTCTTTTCGTGATGATGAACGCAATCTAGGTCACCGGATCGAAACTCTTGAAGCGCGTGTTCGTGCGCTGGAACAGCCCGGAGCGTTGCCTCCTGACAGGGGTTGGATTCTCGCTCAGGTCGGCATCGACCTCAAATACTTGTACGTTCCCACTGGGGTGTACGGACCGATTATTGGTAGTCAGTAGGTTAGGATTCTGCTATGGCTCGTTGTGGTTGTTCTTCTGCTTGCGTATGTACTGTTTCTGGTAGTGGGTGCATCGGCGTGTCGGGTGATGGTTCGCCGGGTGCGCCGTTCACGGTTGGGGTACTTGTTGACCCTGCGAGTAGCAACCTGCTTGTCTGCAACGAGACTGGTTTATACGCAGCACCCCCTACCGTTGATGACACTTCCTGCATTGAAGTTTCTGGCACGGGAACCGTTTTGGACCCGCTGCTGATTAGCCCTGTTATCGACCCTGATCTAGACAACATTTTGGAGTGCGGTATCGCGGGCCTGTTTGTTGATGGGTCAAACATTCCTGTTGCCGGGGTTGGTGACACTAACTGCATTCTTCTGAGCGGCGACGGAACCGTTGGCGATCCGCTTCTCGCTACTCCTGTGATTGCTGCTGTAGCTGGAAACATTTTGGAATGTGGCGCGTCTGGTCTGGTTGCTGGCGGTGCTGACTTCAAGACATGGGTGACAGCCATTACTACCGCCGCCAACTTTGGTGCTGCGCAAGCGGCGACGGTTACTTATCTTGCGACGCTCCCTTGAGAGGATTCTGAATGGCTCAGTGTGGTGTACCAACAGCGGCGTGGCCGTTTGCGTGTGGTGATGTTGACCTCAATAACGGTTTGCATTGGGATTCTGCGACGAACAAGTTTTGGGTCGAACCGGGTATCTCAACGATGGTCCCTCCGAGGACGTTTTGGGGTCCACCATTCTTCGACATTGACAATCCGTCACCTAGCGGCAACGGACTGTATTGGGATGCTGCGGAGTGCAAGGTGTGGGCGCGTCCTGAGTCCTGTACTAATCACAACATAACGGCAGTGTCACAAACGATAGTACCTCTGCAACCACCGTGGTTTCAATTCCAAAACGGGCCTTTTGGTCAAGACCGTCACTGTGTTTATTGGAGCGAGGCTTACGCTACCTTGGGGCAACGAATAAGCCGGTCGATAATAGACTTGAATACGGGCATCTGTATCATGCAGAATCTTTCTCCGATTGCTCGTCGCGTTGAGATAGTTTTCAAGTTCCCAAGGATTCAACACTATGTGACTCTGCAATCCCCGTGGTGTGAGTTCAACGCTCAGGGTTTCTATGACATATATCCGTCGCTTGGTCCTCCGGGAGCGTGGTCCCCGTTGTTTGGCTGCACGATTGTGGATGTTCCGTTTGCTACCGATCCTGTTGATGCGACAAACGATGTCGGTCAACCTTTTTATCCTTACGCCTCGCCTTATGGCGGCGCGTCCGGCTTTGGTTCAGGATGGATCACGCCTTCTGCTTTTCCGGGGGTTGCTATAGAGGGTGGTGGTTACGGCCTTGTTGCCAACATCAAAGAAATGGGAACATTCGGCCACTATGTGATACTTCAACCCTTCGAGACTGTAAGAGCAACTTTCCGAGTCAATGCTGTGACAGGCTTTGCTTCACTTTTCAACAGCGGCTTTGGACCTGATCTTCCGTGGCGCGCAAGTTACACCTCACTCCTAGACTTTGGTTACACACAAATGACTTTGATATGAGCGGCAATGGAGATGAACTAATGACTGACACCACACCTGAAGTTCCAGAGTCGCAGGGATGGGGACCGTTGCCTGAAACCATTTCAGGTGTTGTCGCATTCTTTGCAGACAGAATCACAACTCGGATAAACGGTATGATTGGTGTTTGGGGTGAACCAACCGATCTGTTGGCGGCGGTACAAAAGTATGTCAACGAACCTGATCCTGCGTTGCTGCCGACACCTGAGTATCTTGCTCAGAGAGCGGCGATAGAATCGCTCGGCTTAGACCCTGACATTCTTGCTCCGATCAAACCTGTGGAGTTGACGGTTGGAGATCAGATGGCTTTCTTGACGTACCCTGAGTGGTCAACCCGAGAATGGATTATGGGTGTCGGCTGGTCAGAAGCAGACTGCGACACGATCTGCGCTCAACTCGTTTACATTGACCCCGCTGCGGTAGCATATGTGGCTACGCTCACACCGGGCGTGCAAACAATCAACGGCAACCTCGTCAACATCATCCTCTAGGACGCAACATGACTCTTTATAAAGCACTGTTCAGTCTCCCCAAGCACCCGTTCGGCACAGTCCAAGACCTTGACCCTGCGGACCCGGTGGTCGCCCAGCGGGTGAAGTCGGGGATGCTTGTTCCTGTTGCCGTGCCGGGTGATACAACGCCTGTGTGGGCCACTGAAGCACCTGTGGAAGCTGCTCCGATTGAGGCTGCGCCTGCTCCTAAGAAACGTGCGGTCCGCAAGAAGCCTGAACCAGAGGTTGAGACTTCCGACCCTAACCCTCAAGTAGAGGTTGAGGGTTCAGAAGAAACCGCCGCCACGCCTGCCCAGCCTGACACGATGACGGTTGAAGCGCCGTCGTCGGTGATGACTTCTTGGAATCTGTCTGACTGATGGCCTGCTCATGCAACCAAGGCAAAGCCGCTACTGAAGCGAACCCGTCGATCCTTGGTGATGACGTTGGCGACACACAGCACGTTAGGGCGACTGTTGCTGTACTGGGCGCTCGGGCGGGGGAACTTACTTGGGTGCGGGGTTCGCACGTTCCGGGCATGATACAAGCGGGCTGGTTGCAACCTGTCTAACCGGCGGCGTTGATCTGAGCGGTGGCCGCGTCGAAGTTGTCGGATGCTTGGTTGAGGTAGGTAGTGGCGCTATCGTAATCGCCTGCCATGCACGCTGCTGCGGAGTCAACGAGGTTTTGGAATGCGTCAAGCATCGGCTGAAGTGGTGCGTCACTGTACTTGGCGAGTGCTTCAGATGCGGACTCGCTGAGGTTCTCGCAAGCTATTTCAACGACTCCGACGTTGCCGGTCTTTGTTGCTGCGGTCACTCCGGTCATGTCTGCTTGGACTCCGCTTAGGTCATCCATGAAGGATGGTTGAGCGTTGAAGTATTCCTTCATGCTTTGCGGTGCGGGCGCTGCGAATGGTTCTTCGCTTGCGATTGTCGAACCGCATCCGGTTGCTGCGATCAGAACAGCAACAACTAAAACCATTTTCTTATTCACTATCTTCTCCCTTGGTAGATGTCTACATGCTGCCACACGGTGTGGACTTGAAAGATCAGGAGGTGGCCGGGCGTGTGGTGCGTGTTAGCTCGGCGTTGCTCCTGCGAAAGCCCGGAGGCGTGACACTGTGGTGCGGTGCGTTGCTGCGAGGGACCACTACTAACCCTTTGAGGAGGGACGGTGGCCCGGCTACCACCTGATCGTTCAGTTAGAAAGATTGCCCCGGCACCACCGGAGAGGAGAAAAGGAAGGGTGTAGTGATGCCGAGGACTAGCTCCCGATCAGGTATGAGGATCGGGGCGTTATGGTTTGCTGATGTAGCGGACGAATCGGTTGATAGGTCCGGGGCTTGGATAGCTAACCAGCAAGACTAACTTTTCTGCTCCATCGTCGAACAGCATTTCCATGTTCTCCTCGTTTGCGAGAAAGCTGCGGTTAGTAAGACCGTTTGCGGGGCTAGGGAATGGTTCGCTGATTGCGAGCGTGTAGGTATGTGTGGTTGACATTATTTTACCTCCTCCCACTCCTCAACGAACGGCAACGCTTGGATGTACTCAAAGCTCCCGTCAGCGTGATGGATGTAGTAGTCGTCCCACAAGTCAGTCCCACCTTGATTACTGTCCTGCCAAGCTGATGGCAGTCCGGGAATTGAACGACTCCAACGGGTCGCAGTTGGGTGATTCTTCACAGCCCGATCAAAGCGTTTCGCTTGATCGTCGTGCCACTTGAGCTTTTCAAGAACCTCAAGGTTTGTCCTTGCTCCTCGGTGTTTAGGTGGACTCTTTTTCCATTCTGTATTAGTCATACGGGTAACTCCTGAATTGTTGATTCTTCCATCGTTGCGGTGATGTCACTTGGAGTCTGATCGACGCAGGTCAGATACCATGCCACTGCTTCAGGTTCGCAGTTCAACTCCGAACTAGATGTCAGCAACTCCCACGCTTCGCTAGGATTGTCTGCTTCGATCTCGTAAGTAACACTGAATTTCTGTTCGGTCTGGATACTAAATGTAGTCATCTGCTTGTCCTTTCAAGACTGTTTCGTTTTCTTGGTTAGCTGCGGTCCGCTCATCACGTTCCTCAATCCACTCGTCTTCATCCCAACAGGATTGCCCGTTGGCTTGCTTGTACCGGCGCTCGTCTGGCGAACTTCCACAGACGGCACATCCACCAACGACATCGCTGACATTTGAGGATTCGTACCAATGGATTCCACGGGGCGGTTCTGTTTGTTCGGGCATCTCTGTTCCTTCCGTTAGCTGTTTGATTATTTTACATCGCACGATAGACGACAACTCAGATTGCTAACAGAAAGTTTTGTCAAGTCACACCACGGATACCCTTAGCAACCGACATCAAAGCCGTAGCCCGAGTCTGCACCGCACGGATATGCCGGTCAATCGACTTCTCACGCGCCTCAAAAATCTTGTATAGCCGATACAAGTCATCGCCAATCGCAGAATCAGGATCAGAAGGATCAACCCTCGCACGCTTCGCACGAGCCTCACGAATGTCCGCCGCTTCCTTATCGCCCCGGTCAGCGATCCCAACCAAGATCCGGTCACGATGGCTTTTCCAATCCGCTTCAGCTTCAGCGGCCTGCTCCGCTGCCGAGTAATGCTGCTCAACCAGATCAGACAACTCGTCATCCACACGCATGATCCGCCGCTCCACCTCGCCCAGCGAGGGAAGCTCGGGAAGCATCTGCCCTCCGTTGTCTCTGGTTCGCCCGTTTCGTGCGCGTTGGTCAACGTGCCTAGCGGGACGGGCTGTTCTCGGATCGTAGTGGTCTGACATGCGACCATTCTACGATTCGGGTTGGACGCTTTCCGTGGCCTCAGCAGTCAGATCCCCGGCCTGCACCGGGCCACAAGCGCGTGTTGCTGCGCGAGCATCACCCTTCAAGAACACAAGGACATTCTGATGCGACTTGCCCATCTTGCGGGATACGTCGAACTGTTTACCGACACGCAGAATCAGTGAAGCGAGATTCGTTACAAGGATCGCCTCGTTATACAAGGCGAGTCCTGCGTCTTGGAAAGCGCTGATCGTGTCTGAAACAAAGTTGCGGTAGTTCCCGTCGGGGCCACGGAAGTCTCCGACGACGACAACAGCGAACCGATCATCCTTCAACAGTTTTGTTGACTCATCAACAATCTGTCGGAATGACTCAATAAAAGTTGAGTAATCCATCGTCGATAGATCACGGGGGTCGTCCGAGTACACTTCAAGATCACCGTATGGCGGACACGAAAACCACAAATCGGCTTCCAACCCTTCACACAACTCGCTCACCTCAGCGGCATCCCCCTCAACCCACTGGGGCAGTGGTGCGGCGGCGAGTACAACTGACGGTCGGATAGCGCTAACCCATAACAAGTCGCCTGTTTGCAACGTCGGAATGCACTTCGCCTCGTACCACGGGTCCAACTGCACCCCACGAAACACAGTCACCGCTGCCTCGTCATGGTAATCAGACGGGTGGTCAACAATCGTCACCATGTCTTGCCATCCGGGTGGTGCGTGCCTCTCAAGGCGTTCTAAGGGCGGATGGCCGACACACACACCAACTACCGGAATGTTCCTCCCCGCCTCAACTAGACCCCATAGGATGCCTGCAAGGGTCATTCCTGAGCCAACACTGTTCACGATCCGCTGAACACCGTCAGGGATATTCGCAACCTGCGGTTTCGTGAACTCCACCGCTTCCGGTGCTTCCATCCCATACGGGATCTCAACCCAACCAGACTCAGCGGCATCCTCACGCGCACGCGCAACGATCACCGTGTTGTACCCCGCCTGATGTTGAATCAACTCGCAACCAGCGCCACGCGCCGCAAGAAGTTCCGGTGTCAGATCGCCAGACGGGACATGCGCCCGACACTTCACACCCAACGCCGCTGCGATCTGAGCCACAAAGTTCACCTGCGGCGACTGCCTTGACCCAGCCGTGATGACCCCCACGCCCTGTTCACGCGCACGTTCAACCAGAAGCATACAAGTCCGAACTTTCGCACCCCTCACCCCACCAAAAACGTAATGATCTTCACGCTTCAACCAGATGTCACCATGTGTTTCAACCGGAGTCAGATCAGGCATGTGATCCTCGGGGACATCCGGCACAAACGAAAGCCCCCGACACAACCTTTCACCTTGCAACCTGTTTGCTTCTACCTGCTCGGGGCGAACGTCAATACCCGTGTACTCACGACCCAACTTCGACGCAACAATCCCCCGAACCGAACCACCTGCGAACGGATCAAGAACCTGACCGCCGGGTGGACTGAACCACCTGTAAACAAGTTCACACAAAACCGGGTCGAACAGCGAAGTTGAACCCTCACCGTAACCCTCAACTTCAGGTTCACCCATTTTGCACCATATCCGTCGCCTGATGGCCGTGACCTTGCGGCACGGCAACATTCCAAGTCAACGGTTTACCATCACGACCCAACTCAGACTCAATCCCAAGATCAGTCCACGCCCGTTTCCGATCCTGCCACCAACCCTCACGACTATTCAACACACTCACCGGCAAACCAACGAACCGTTCCGCCAACTTCACCGGAGCCTTGCGTGTCTCAGGAACCGGAAGCTCGTCGCCCAGTAGGTCGTCCGCCCCCGTGTTCGACAACAAAGAAGCCAAGTCTTCCTCAGTGTAAGAAGCGGCAAGGAGAAGATCCGTGTCCTCGTCCATCACCTCCTGAATCATCTTCGCGAGCAAGTCGTTGTCATAACCGCCAAGCTCAGAAGTCCGATTGTCAGCCAACGCAAACGCCTTAGCCGTCGTATCGTCATCCTCAACCCACACAACAGCGATCTCAGTCCAACCAAGACGCTTCGCCGCTGCGAACGTATGGTTCCCCGCAATGATCTCGTTAGAACCAACCTGAGCAACAATCGGTTTCCGCTGACCGAACCTGTCAAGAGACCTCATCACCGCTTCAACATCACCCTGCCGTGCGTTCCCCGTCAGAGTACGCAACTCCTCAACAGGAACACACAAACCCCGTAACTGCTCAACAATGTTTGACACAAATCCTCCAAGATAAACCCTTACAATACATCAAATCCGACCGCCCCATGTGGTAGAATCTGAGACAATGAGCGGTAAAGGGCCAAGACAAAAATGGATCTCAAAATCGGCTAACCCGAAAGAAGCCGACCGCAAGTTCTCCGGCGCGCAACCCCAAAAACTTGACAACAGAAACGGGCGCGCAACCCACCGCAACACACAAGACGGAACATGTGTCGTCTGCAAGATCGAAGTCCCCGCAGAAACCGGATGGCTTCTCATCCTCCCAAGAGGAAACGGACAAAACCGGACACCGTTCGCAACAATGTGCCGACCATGCGCAACACCTAAAGTACCAACATGATCGCAGAAGACCTCCAAGAACTCCTCGTACCAATCGACACGCTCACACCCCTAGACCACAACCCCCGCCGAGGCAACGTCAACGCCATCAAAGCAAGCCTCACCCAATTCGGGCAACTCAAACCCCTAGTCGTCAACCACGACGGCCAAATCATCGCCGGGAACCACACCCACGCCGCCGCCGTCCAACTCGGCTGGGACACCATCGCCGCCATCACCGTTGACCTCAGCACCGCAGAAGCACAAGCGTTCGCACTAGCCGACAACCACACCTCAGACCTCTCAAGGTGGGACAACAAAGAACTCGCCGCGATGCTCGGCCAGATCAAACAAACAGACTCAACCCTCCTACAAGCAACAAGCTTCACAACAGACGACCTAGACGCACTCCTACAAACCTCAGAACCCCCCGCCGGAATGAACCAACCAGCAGAACAAGACAACAGCGAACACGGACAAGGCAACTGCCCCACCTGCCAACGCCCCTACTAACCCATCCACAAACCAGCTACACTAAACAAACATGAACACCCCAACAAGACAACCCGGAAGACCAACCAAGTTCAACGAGGAAACAACCACACGCCTCATCACAGCCCTACGATCAGGCAACTACCGACGAGTCTCCTGCAAGTACGCAGGCATCCACTACAACACCCTCCTCGCATGGTTAGCCAAGGCAGAAGAACCAGACGCACCCCCCGAGTACCTAGAGTTTTCGGACGCAGTAGAAAAGGCTGAGGCTGAAGCGGAGATTCACGACATCGCTTTGATCCGTCAGGCGGCTACTGGCGGGCAGTGGCAGGCGGCTGCTTGGATTCGGGAGCGGAAGAACCCTGAACGCTGGGGCAGGCGGGATGCGTCGAAGATTGAGTTGACGGGGGCTGATGGTGGGCCGGTTGATATGCGTGTTTCGTTGGGGGTGGATGCGTCTGCGATTGAGAGTTTGGTTGCGAAGTTGGAGTCTCGGTCTAGGGTGATTGAGGCTGATTCTATTGAACTTGAGTAGGGGTTTCCTATTTGGTTCGGGGTTGTTTTGGGTGGTTTCGGGCGGTCCGAGTTTTGGAAACCCGCGCCAATACTGGGCAAAGTGCGGGTTGCTCACCGTCGGGTAACCCGTGTTTGGGGTTTCTTGTTTGTGGTGGCCGGTCCTAAGAGTTTCAGCCGGGGCCGGTCACCGCTATACGCCTGCGATCCGCAATGCGGTGTGTATGTCGCAGGCTTCTAGGTAGGCGGCTTCAAGTGTTGGATAGATGCCGAATGACTGGCCTGCTGTGGGTCCGTACTTGACAACGATTCGGTAGCCGTTTGGCCTTGGGAGGATGATGATGCGTGCGCCGTTTTCGATGTTGGCGTTCCACCATGTGTGAGGTTCGGTGGTGGCGTGGCGTTGTCCTGTGGCTTTGATGGGTGTGAACTCGGGTGGGGTCATGCTGCTTCTCCTTCTTCCTCGGCTTCTTGTGTTGCGGCTTCGATGATTGCAAGGCATCGGGCTGCGCCGTGAATCTCGAATTGTTCTTGTAAGAACTGGATGATCTGTGCTTCCGTCATTGCTGCTCCTTGTCGTTGTTTACTAATTTGATGTTGGTTAGTAGTTAGTTAGTAGTTGTGAAGATTGCGTTGTGTTCTTCTTCTGCTGCGATTTCGCAGTCCACGCAACGTCCGGTGGTTGGGACTACATGGCGTTCCCACCCGCAGTCTTCGCATGTTGCGATTTCGTTGGCGGTGGCTGCTTCTAACAGTGCTTCGATATTCATACTTCTTCTCCCTCGGTTACGGTGGCGCTGTGGTCGCCCTCGGTGCTTGTCCACTCGAATGCTCCACTCTGTTCAACCATGATGGCTGAGTGTGTGGCGAGTCTTTCGCAAGTTTCGCAGTTGGTGTGTGTCGTGGTCGATGTCATGTAGATAACACTACTATAGCGGTGTGACATTATCAAGTCGATAATGCCTTATGAGGAAGATTTCTTCAGATTCTTTTTAGACCCCCCGACACGCACCCCTGCCCAGCCGTAACAGTCGCAAGAGCCGCTCCAACACTGGGCGGTCCGGCTGGCGGGGAGTCCTAACCCTCAACCTCAACATCAGGTTTAGGGTTTTCGATCTCACCCCACGCTGCCTGCGTAATCCACCACGCTTCACGCATAGCCTCAGCCCACGACACCTTGCCGCCTGAGCCTTCAACGATCTCACGGGCTAACCGCTCAACGCTCACTTGTGGCTCTCCTGCATCTTGACGATGAGCCGGTCGATCTGATCTTCAAGAACGTCTAGCTGTGCCATTGCGATGATTTCCATTTCAAGGTTCTCGTCACGCATCGCTTGAAGGCGTTGATCGTCAACCTTGTTCCACTCCTCGCGTAGCGTGTCGATCTGGTAATCGTGTTCCATCAGCCTGCTCCTGCTGTGAGGAACACGAACTGAAGTGTTCCAACATTGTAGCCGTCGGCGTTTCCTCGTCCGATGAACTGCTCTGCGAATAGCTGTGCGTCCTCGGCGCTACGGAAGTATCCAAGCGGCATATCAACACCGCTGACCCTCGCAGTGAAGTGGGCTGCGTTGCCTCGTACTTCATCTCTCACTGTTGCTCCTAGTCGTGTGTCCATTAGAAGATCACCTCAGTCACGGGGATCAACAGCGAAGTGTTGCCGTTGATTGTGATGTCTATGGCCCGTTCAACTTGCGCTCGGGCGGGTGCGTTGCGTTCTGCCGCTGCACGGTTGTCGAAGACACCGAACTCGCAGTTGCTAAACCAGACGGTGATGTCGTTTGATTCAATGTCAAACGAACGGCTGACCTCTGTGGTCACTGTAAATCTTGGGGTGTTGATCTTTATGGTTGGCACTTGCTTGCTCCTTAGTTGTGATTACTTGTTAGTTATCATAGCGAGGGGGTGTGACAGTAAGTTCGTTGCTGCCTAACCGTTGTGATGGTTACGGCATTTGCTGTTGTCGTGTTCAATGATCTCGTTACAACAATCGCTGTAACCGTCATTGCGTTGTCGTGCGGACCAACCAACATCTTCTTGGCTAGTCGATCCGCATGACCGGCAGTGCGGCCTGTTTGTTTGACAGGCTGTGGTTGGCATCAGACTGCCAACCAATTCCCGTAGCGGTTCAAGTACTCGGTCACCGTGGCGGGCAACACATGCACCTCGCCGTTGATAGTGCAAGCGTAAGCGTGAGCGTCCTCGTAGTTATTGAACAAGGTATCAACCCCGTCAGTTTCGTAGCCGAACTCCATGACCGCTGCGTGAAGATCACGAGAGTCGATGTCGAACCCTGCGGGTGTTGCCAACTCAGTCAGTCGGTACTCTCCGGCCTGCACCGTTACATGGGTTGGTACGATTCTCCTGATGACCATTCCGGCGGCGTGAGCAGAGATTGCTGCTCGGAACTCTGCGTCTTTTTGTGCTTCGCTTTTCAACATGTTCTGTTCTCCTTAGTAGTTGCGATTGCTTGTTTGATAAGTGTAGCTAGGGGGTGTGACAGTATTGCCACCCCAAGTAGATTTGGTTAGATCAACGAACGTGCTTGATGATTGCTCGGCGGGCTGCGGCGACTGTTGTGTAGTCACGCTCAGTGTCGTCAGGGAACTGAACTCGGACCATCTTGGTGCCGGGGTTCATCATGGAGCGCATCATCTCAGCGTCGGCTCCGAACCGAATCACGTTCAAGTCCCACACCATGTAGTTGTCGAACGCTGGCCCATAGGCGGTGAACAGGCAAGCGGCGATTCCGTCGCGGTTGGTGATTCCTTCGCCGTCGGAGAAGCGAATCTCGAATCCGGTTGCTGATGTTGCGAAGGTGTCGGTGTTGCTCATGCTGTTTTCCTCTAGATCGTTGTGATGGGTTGGGAGCCTCGGTGTCTCCCGTGGGGGTGTCTCATCCTCCCCTGCGATGGCCTCGGATTTGTTACAAGCTTTGACTCCGGTGCCGATCAACTGCTCGCTTGTGTAAATGATGATACCACACCTCTGTGACAGTGAGTGACCAAAACACAACATTTCTTCAGATTCTTTTCCGGCCCCGAAACGCACACGCCGCCCAGTCTTGGCGGTGTTTACGCCGACCCATTCCCCGTCACGAGTCTACCCGGCAAGGTAGACTCCACCGATGAGCAAACTTGCAGGGCTATCCCCATCCAGCGTTCAGCTATGGGAGCAATGCCCCCGGAAGTTCTGCGAAGAAAAGATGAAGGGCCGGTCGGGTGGCACGGGTGAAGCTGCGCTACTCGGCACGTTCGTTCACCTGACACTCGAACACTTGATGCAACTCCCGGCTGAGGAGCGTGTCATTGAGACTGCCCGCAAGGTTGCGCGTTCGTCGTGGGCTGAGTTTGCTGCGACAAAAGAATGGACCGGGTGGGTTGCTGAAACCGGGTTCGCTGACGAGCAGGCATTTCGTCGCCGTGGCTGGGCAAGCGTGTGCGGTTATTTCCAGATGGAGAATCCGCAACAGGTTGAGGTTGTAGCTACTGAGCGTTTCATCTCGGCCACGATTGAAGGCGTGCCGGTGCGGGGGATTGTGGATCGGCTTGATCGTGATGTGTTCGGCAACATCGTGATCGTCGATTACAAGACAGGCAAGGTTCCTTCGCCGTGGTTCCGTGGACCCAAGATGCAACAACTGAATATCTATGCGGCGCTTGTTGAGGAGGTTGATGGTGTTCGTCCTGATGAGGGGCGGTTGTTGTTCACATCGTTCTCGGAGACTGTGGCTACTGATGTGACTCCTGAGTCTGTGTGGTCTGCGGTTGAGGTGTTGAAGAACACTTGGGCGGACATTCATCGGGCGATTGAGGATGACTTGTTTCCTGCGAAGGTTGGTCCGTTGTGTGGGTGGTGTCCGTTTGTTGGTGGTTGCCCGGAGGGGTTGGCTGAGATGAAGGTTCGTCGTGCTGCGGGGAAGTTGAAGAAGACTGCTCCGGCTTGGGAGTTGGCGGCGGGCGACTGATACTGGGCTGGCAGAACACTTGTTCGGTTGAAAAAGAAATCTGAGATTCTTTTGTTATTGACTTGATTACTGTAGGAGCATCGACTACATTCATGGGGGTAAGGTAATCACAGCAACCAAGGAGCCAAGCATGTCGGATAACCGCAACAACCAAAACAACCGAGATCAGAGCCGCAGGGACCGTCAGGGTTTCGACCAGTCGGACAACGACCGTGACGCTCAAAGGGATCGTCGCCGGGATTCGGATCGGGATTCTTGGGGCAATAGTTGGGACTGACAGTCTCAACGGGGTGTGGCACCAAATAGTGTCACACCCCCCCGGTACACTTATCAAACAAGAAGCAATCACAACGAAACAGGAGACAAGATGGCAATTGAAATCGAAGTACGGAACGGAATGATCGTGGAAGTTGATGAGGACTTCAACGTGGACTCCGGTGACATAACGGTTTGGGTTCTTGAGGTTGAGGTCTTTGACCCGAACTCATCCCCATGTTTCTCAACCGTCACCCAATACGGTGTGTTTGAGACTGACGCTGAGGCTCAGGCCGATGCGCCCGAGGATGCCAAGCTCTACGAGGCGGAGGTGGCAGCGTAATGGCAAAGCACGCGGCCCTTCCAATGAAGCCACTGTGGGACATCGCTCGGAGCATGAGCGATAACCCGCAGTTCAATCAGCGGGACTTTGCCCGCATGGTCAACATGTCCAGCCGGGCCGTGACCCGTTGGATCACCGCAGGCGAAACCCTCTCATGGGTATCGGCAGACGAGGCGGCTATCGCACTCGGGTTGCATCCGATCCTTGTATGGGGCGACGCATGGTTGAACGTGCGTGGCGACCTGACGGCCCTTGAGGTCGAAGTGATTAGCGATCTGGAAGCTGAAGCGTTCGCTGATATGTAATCGGGTTGAGGGGTGGGGCGCTTTAGTGTCTCACCCCCCAACTATAATCAAACAAGTAATCACAACTACTGAGGAGTCAAGATGTCGAACAAGAAAAACTACCCGCCGATCAGCAAAGAGCAGAGAATCGAACTGCTCTCGGTTTACCTGCCGAAAATTGAGTCAGGTCTGTGCGATCTGATCGCCAAGCGTGACAAGCTTCAAGACACCCCCGAGTCGCAATGGGCGCAACGCAACGTGCGAGCCGCGACAGCGCACATCAAAGTGACCCGCAACGAGCTTCACGCTCTCCTCGCAGAGGTGGCAGTCTGATGGGATCAGCAAACTTTCGCACGATCAACACCGGAGTGAACGCTGAAGCGGCGTTCGATCAAGCCGTAGCTCAGGCATTCGACGAGTACGGGTACGAGGGATACACGGGGAGCATCGCTGAGAAGGACAGTTTCATAATCGTTCGCCTTCCTCTCAACGTCGAAGCAGAATTAGTTGTAGGCGCTCTTGACCTTTCACAGTGCGCAGACTCGCACTACGCCACCGACAGAGAAGAAGCCGCTACCGCTAAGGCGTTACTCAACGCATACTTTGGCGAGAGTGACGCAGACAAGATGATCGCCACCTACCTCAACAAGTGGGGACCGGCACTCTGCTTCAAGCTTCGCCCGCCCGAGATTGTCCAATGGGGCAAGTACAACACCCTTACCGAACATCTAGATGTGTTCTTGTTCGCAGGGTACGCATCCGAATAGCAGGCCCGGTCAGGTATGATCTGACCGTGGCTTGCAACTGCGGAAAGAACAAACGCCTTCCCCCGGTGAGCGGGCCGAGGTCAGCGCCGACCACGACTGGGCAACCGAGCCATGTGTGGTTCTATGCGATCCCGCCTGAGCATTTGGGGTTGGAGCCGGTGAGGTTCTACTTGTTGCGTGAAGCAAGGTGGTATGCGCAACGGCAGAAGGGTCCGGGTTGGATCATTGAGGGTAGGTCTGAACCTGATGAGGTTCCGGTCTGATGGGTTGTGGGTGCGGGAAGACCAAGCAGCGTGCAGCAGCCGCCGCCACTGGGCCGGGCGTGGCTGCGTTTGAGCGGGGCGTTCAGCGGTCGAAGATCATGTTCGTTGTTGCTGGCGCTGACGGTGAGTCGGTGTTCTATACGTTGCGTGAGGCGCGTGTGTTTGCTGAGGAGCAGGGCGTGCGGGTTGAGTCCCGGCGGATGACGGTGTAAAAACCGAAAAGGCGGGGGGACCGTAATTCGGTTCCGACAAGTTTGATTCACCAAGGCCCTTACTGCGCTTTTGCTACTAGATGCGCAATCCACGAACTCAGGCACACCTCACATTCAGAACTACTTTCGGTAGCTCTTACGTCACGATTGCTCATGCGTTGCTTCTGCCATCAAGTGTCGTGTTCCCGCTAGTGCGTGCTGGCTTGCGTTGGAGATACGTTGCCGTATCCCTGCTGAGTGTCTGATGTCCACTAGAAGGCCGTTGACCTTGGTGCTTGTCGGAACCCTTTTGCTACGGTTGTCCCCCCGCCTTGACCCCCGGTTGCGCCGGTTCGTTTCGGTTGTACTTCCCTACCCCCATGAATGTAGTCGATGGAACTACATTACGTCAAGTCAATAACAAAGAATCTTTGATATTTCTTTTTAGGGAACAAGTGTTCGATCTAGCCCAGTGTGGCGAGCCGCCCGTTCAGAACGGGGACTCATCCGAATACGACTCCTCACGAGGCGCACGCTTACGAGGAGCAGGCTTGCTTTCGATACGCTGAACCTCGCCACGGTCGTAATCTCGCCCACTATCACTGCGGCCACGCTCAGGCCGAGCCGCCTGCTCAACACGAGTCATCTCAACCGTTGACCAACGAGTAGTCCCCGCAACCTCATCAGCCACGACACCAACCTTGGAACGCTTCTCACCCGTCTTCTTATCTTCCCAACGGGAATGCTCAAGACGACCAGAGACAAGAACACGATCACCCTTACGGAACGACTCCACCACGTTCTCCGCAGTTTCCTTCCAACAAGTGATGTCAAAGAAGTGTGGTTCCTCTTGCCACTCGCCATCTTTCTGGAAGCGCCTGTTCCAAGCCAACCCGAACCGGGCGACAGAAACACCCGACGGGGTGATCTGCAACTCCGGGTCAGAAGTGACGTTTCCTACCAATGTGATTTCATTACCTGCTGCCATGATCTCTCTCTCTTGTTACGCGGCGACTTGTGTCGCACGCTCAATCACAATTTGGATTCCCGGTAGGTCCGGGTTCTCCGCCGAAACCAACACGGTTTCAACTTCGCATTTCCACAAGTCACCACGATCAAGTGACGGGGCGAGTTTCGCTGCGAGGTCACGAGGAACATGGCCGATCATTGACCTTCTCCCCAACATAGGAATGTGAACCTCAACAGCGTTCTCGTCAAACTCGTTTCCGGGGTTACGGATCAACACAACCTCAACAGGTTCATCAACCACTTCACCGTTCCATCCAAGCTGTTTCGTTTGAGCTTCAACAACGAACGCTTCGATAGTCTGCAAGTTCTGTGGGTAGCGTTCCATGAACGTCAACCCGACAACCTTGAACTCCACCCGGTTGCTCATGCGTCGAACCACCCGAGGATCGCTTCAGCATCCGTGGCTGTCGCGTAGATCAAGTTCGTCACACCGAGCTTCTTCAAGAAAGCCAAAAACACTTTCTCCTCGGTAGGGTTCAACCCGTCCATCAACTCAGTGATCTGGTCAAGTGTTTCATCGTCAACGACATCAGCGAAAGCGTCAGGTTCCTCATCGCCGCCTATCGCTTCATCCGAGGTAACGCCTGCTTGATCCAACGCAAGTTGCATCGGGTCGGCTGACGGCAAAGCTGCAATCGTGTTCGCTGACTGCACAGTAAGTTCAGCACCACCACGGATCGCTGCGATCTCAGCATCACGTTGCCGCCACAACACAAGCGCCTTCAGATCCTTCAGATCGTCAGGGTAACCGGCACGCTTCAATGCCCGGCCAAGTGTCTTGGTGCAAAGGATGTTCCACTCGTCAGGTGAACCAGACGCAGGCACAGGTTTCCAAGCGGTTACATCTGATCGGCCCGCAGGGAACCGGATCGTTGCAAGACAAAACTGTTTGTCTCCACCGAACTTGTCCGGCACTCCCACATCAGAACCGGCTACAAGCTGGAAGTCGTAGGTGGCTTCAGGATGATCTTCTAGTAGAAGACCCAACCTCAAACCGGGGGATGCGTAAAACTCGCTTATTGCTGCCATGCGTTTCAACCTCGCTCTAGTCCTTCTATGTACGAGCTTCATTGTAGGGGAAGGGGTGGACGCAAACGACGGGGCGCGCCCGCTACCACTGGGTTGAGCGGCGGGTTGGGGGTGGGAAAAGAAATATCAAACAATCTTGGTTAGTGACTTGATAATGTCACACCCATGCTGTATCGTTATCTACATGACATCGACCGAACACACCACATACGAGCAAGTTGTTTCATACGAGCAAGTTGTTTCAGCCGGAGCGTTGGAGCATGACGCAATCATGGTTGAAGGACTTGCCCGCCGAGTCATTGAAGGCGAGGCGTGGATGACAGAGATGACCCTTGACATGATCGCAAGTCTGCGTCGGAATGCAGACATCATCGAACAGCAGATCGAACGGATGAACGAGTACAACGCCAACCCTCTACCGGAGTGAGACAAAGCGTCCTACCCGTTTGATACAATCCTAATAAGTAATCACAACCAAGGAGCAAAGAAGAATGAAGATTCACCCTGAACACCTGAAGAACAGAATCGCGTTGGCAATCCGCATTGCGGACTCCGCCGCCGCTTGGGAAATCCCCAACCGCTACCTGTTCGACTTCCCGTTGGACGGGATGATCTGGACCCGCATCTGCGAAGGAGCGGGAATCACTCGTCGGCCCTCGGTCGATACCATCGCCGCCGCTGTCGCCATCGTCGCCGCCCGGCAGGTGGCGGCATGACACTCACGATCAGCAAACTTGAATCATCTGCACCGCTTCCCTTTATGGTGCGAACAGAAGACGACACACTCGTCGGCACTTTCGCCACTGAACAAGAAGCGGAACAGTTCGTTGCGAGATACACGGTTCCGATGTTCCCTGAAGTTGAAATCGAAATCGACTTAGACGGACCAGAAGGAAACGCTCACTACATCCTCGGTGCTGTGAATCAAGCGTTGCGTTCAGCGGGTGCAACCAAGGAACAGACAACCGATTTCATCAACGATGCGACAAGCAGTGACTACGAGAACCTGTTAGAAGTTGTCGCCCGTTGGGTCAACCTAGATGCCTACTGAACGGCAAAGCTTTCTGTCTACCGGACAGGGTATGGTGGCCCTATGAGGAAACTACTACTAATCGTCGCCCTGCTCGCTGCCGCAGGGTGCGGCTCTGAATACGACAACGGCTACGACGGAAGCGGCTTCGACAGCGGCATAACCGATTCTGACTTGAGCGAGTACGCCGGGTTGCAAGACTCATGGGATGAGGAAGACATCGAAAGCCAAGCAAACATCTGCATGGCTATCGACATCGACCCTTCAATCGCACGAACAACCGCTATCGAAAACGGCGTGGACCCCGATGTGGCAGAAGCTTTCTTCGAGGAAGTTTGCCCGTAACCCTCCCGGCATTTCTTAGAGTCTGGTTTACAATTAGGGCATGGCTACACCTAACGCGATTGAGCGGTTGGTATGGGGGCGTTTCGTCAACGATTGGTCACGCCTCGCACACCGGGCTACCCAGTGGAAGTACTTTACGCTTCCTTCTTGTAGCAGGCTTGAACTTCCTAAAGCCCGCACAGTAGCTATCCCAACCGGCCCTGTTCAGTGGCCTGACTGGTACATCGGTTTGACAACCCGCCCGTTCTCACCGGATATTGTCGGACCATCAGGGATCTCAACGGGGACGTTCATGCAACAAGGAACGGACAAGACTCGGACGCTGACCTACGGTGGGGGTTACGGTAAGTGGGAACAAGCACGGACGTTGATCCCTCTGCCTGCTTCCGGCGAGTACTACACACGAGGCTGGCCGACCCCAAGCTGGGACAGGCATGAGATTATTACCTCGCCTGACGGGACGGTCCATGAGCTAATTCAGTTCGACCCGCTCGCTGCGCCTGCGTTACCGCCTATCCCTAATCAGGCGCTCATGTGGGGCCGCTGGTTGGACGGTGTGTGCGTTGAGGGCAAACCCTGCACTGCTACGGGTTACGCCCATCACATGCACGTTTGGACCCCTTGGTCGCAGACTGATCCGCATGACCTAGCGATTGTCCTACCGGATTACGTCGGTTGCGACGGGACGCTCACCACTGGGCCACGCGCCGGGGGGAAGTTGGTGTTGGATCGTGGGTCTGGTTCTTATCAGCGGATGGTTGCTCTTGGCGGTGAGTGTCGTTCGCTTGCTGAGGCTGCTGCGTTGTACGGGTTGAGGATCATCGACCGCTCAGGCTTTACAAACAATGATCCTGCGAAACCGTTGCAACCACATATCCAAGTGCAGACAGGTAACACTTGGGTTGGGTCGAACGTAGGGAAGTTCACTCTTACGATGACTGACTTGCTGGAGGCTGAGGACGTATGACGGGGGCGTGGCTTCTAGCGGCGGCGGTGTTTTTCACTTGGGGCGCTGTCGGGTTTACCGTTTCGGCAGTGATCCTTCAGGCGTACTTGACGCATCTCGCACGTTTCGGTTTCACGATGATCGCTTTGACATCATTCGGAATTGCTGCTTCAGCGATAGTCTTCGCAGCAGGGTTTGTTGATGAAGACCACCGAGGTCAACTGCGAGTTGTGTACGGGGCGTGTATCGCTATCGGCATCATCTGCGTCGCACTGTCTTCAATGATTGAAACAGCGCTCATGCGCAAACAGTGTGAGCTAATGGAACGCATAGAACGGGGCGATAAGTGGCTGAACAATTCGGAGTAACAACGATAGTGGCGATTGGTATAGGCGCGCTGACGACGGTACTCACTTACATTTCAGGCCGCAGACCTTCACAAGCTGATTACGCTGAGAGACTGTTGAACGCAACGGTTCCCGCTGCGGAGATGCTTGGTAAGCGGCTAGAGGTGTTGGAAGCGGATCTTGCTAAGAGCAGAAAGCGTTACGACCGGCTTGAAGCACGAGCATCGTCTGAGGCTTTTCGTTGCAACGAACTTGAACGCAAGTTCGCGGCACTTGTCGAACATCTCAAACAGGTAAACGTGCCGATGCCTGACAGTTTGATTCAACCTACCCGGACCGCCCGGACCCGAAAGACTGACACGGGAGAAGAAGAATGAAACAACTTATTGTTCCCATCGTTGAGAAGGTGTTATCTCAATTCGTTCAAGCGTTCGTCGTGGCCCTGTTCGGCGGGATGGCATTCGGTTGGACGGCGATCCAGTGCGCAGTGTTGGCTGGGGTGTCGGCGGTTATCACGCTTGCGCTCAACTCGGTCAACTCCGCTGTGATCCCTGTGGGGATGCCGTTCTACACGGATCTCACATTGCGTGTGTTACGTTCCGGTGCGTCTGCGTTCCTTGCGTTCATGGTGATGGCACCCGTGCTTGACGTTCAGTCAGGCGATTTCTGGAAAGCGGCGCTTGGGGCTGGGGCGGTTGGCGCTGTGTCGGCGTTGAAAGCTGAAGGCGCTCGGCGGGTTGGTGACCCTGAGACAGCGGCGCTTCTCCCAGTGGCTTATGCTCCTGAGCCGATGGCTGACTAAAAACAAATAGCCCCCCCGCCCTAGAGCGAGAGGGTTTCTTTGTTCGGCCTTCACAGGTTGCGCCGATCACATTTCTGTATCGGTCTGTCGCCCCGGTTTTGTAGTTGGCTGGCCCCTGATCTGACGGCAAGTCATCGGGTACTTCAGGTACAACATCCGAGAGTTACGTTCTCCCCTTCATCTGCCTCCCCGCAGTCAGTACATCAGGCGCAGTCGCCTGTGTGGTCCTCAATGCCTTGAGTGGACTCTTGCCGGGTCCGTGACCTGTCACAGGTTTACAACCCTGCAAGGGGTTGCCCTGATGTCTCTGCGGTTCTTGTTGTGCTAGTCGGACTGGAAGCGAAGTGTGCGCAACCCTTAGATATGTTGCGAGGGAGAGGAGTGCGATGAGTTCCGTGACTCTATTCCAAGAGCCGTGGGTGTATGGGTTACTCGGTGGCCGTTTGATTCTTCACCTCAAGTGCCAAGGATTGCGCACGCTTCGCTTTCAGCTTGACTAGCTGACTTCAAGGTTTCAAGGCTTGACCAGAATGTGTAGGCTCCCACTGCGTAGCACCGATGTACCTTGCTCACGTTGATGCCTCCACCAACGCTTTGATCGACTGTTCTTGCGTCTTTCCCCGCCGGGGAGTTGCACCCCGCCACATTCTGCTCAAGGCTTGAAGCCTTGAAGTTGTTTGCCTGTTGTCTCTCAGGCTTTGCCGTTACTTTCTGTTCCTCGGCTGGAACCGTCACCGTGATTTGTAGTGGTGCGCTACTGCCGCCTCACCCTTTCAAGACTCAAGCGAACTGTCTTGATGGAGCCTTGGGTCTGGCTCGGGTGGCGGTCGTTCTCTGTTTGGTTTTGATGTTGCGTTTGTTTGTCTCCTTGCTGTTGGTTGCTCCTACCCCTATGAATGTAGTTGATGGTTCTACACTAATCAAGTCAATAACTACTATTTGTTTGTGACTCTTGTCACATCGCCAAGACCACCCTGCCAACCCACAACCACACGACTACGATCAACCACATGGACTCAAACCTTTCGGCTGAAGACCTAGACCGCTACGTCGAACTCGTAGACCACGAGATGTACGCCCGCCAAGGAATCGTCATCCACGCCGGAGTGTTCCCCGACGACAACGCTCCGCACGGCATGAACGACGAGGAGGAAATGGTATGAGCCGGACGACCGCACAACTCCGAGTCCTCTGGTCGCCCGCCTGCACTGGGCCGTTCGCTTCCGTTCCCCTGTTCGGCGGTGCTTCGATCAGTGTTCGTGCCTCAACCGTTGAAGCTTGGCAAGCACTCAACGCTGTACTCATCAAATGGGACTACAAGGCCACACCCCCCGACTGCGGTGCGTACAACTGTCGGGCCATCACAGGTGGGACGCAGTACTCGCTCCACGCTTACGGGATAGCCGCTGACATCAACTGGCAGAAGAACCCTTACGGTCCTGTCCTCATTACGGACATGCCTCGTGGGATGGTCGATGAGATCAAAGCGATCAGAACAAACAACGGGGTCGGCGTGTTCCGCTGGGGCGGCGACTACTCTGGCAACAAAGATGCGATGCACTACGAGATAGTTGCTTCGCCTGCTGAGATAGCAACAGGAATAGCAACAGGGTCACAACCGATCCCAACACCGGAGGATGAAATGGCAAGCAGTTACCTAAGATTGAATCAGCCCGGAGATCCGAACCACGGTCGTGTCGAAGTGATCGACGACTTCAACCGTCGTTGGATTTCTGCTGAGGAACTTCCGTTGCTGATCTTCTTTGGTGCGAAGGTTCAGGATGTAAACCTTGATGTGTTCACAAAGCTGACAGCGAATAAGACGGTGAATCCGATTGTTGTTAGCGGTGGGGCTGCTGCACCAACGTCGGCACAAAACGCAACAGCAACAGCGGACATGATTTCTCAGCGGTTGCGTTCGTAATGGCTAAGGGGAACAAGGTCGTCATCTACAAAGGAAGCGAGTCAGGGTTGTGGCGCTGGCGTGCCGTGGCCGGGAACAACCGGGTGATCGGTGCTTCCGATCAGGCGTTCAGGTTCCGGTGGTATGCGGTCCGTAAAGCGCGCAATGCGTTTCCTGATGCTCGCGTTGAGTACGAGAACCACGACACTGAGGGTTAGACCATCAGTGTTCCACGGATCAGCATGAGAGCGTAGTCACGCTCAGGCATCGTGAAGTCTTCCCAACCTAAGCCGACACTGTGAGCCATTGCCCTACAGATTGTTTCCTCGGGCCAGTCGAAACCGACCATGAGGATTGCTGTGGCTTTGAGCCGGTCAATGTCAGTAGGAGTGAATCTCAGTTGAGTCATTCTGAGAAGTAGCTTTCCACAGTGGTGCGGCAGTCTGCAATGACCGGGCCGGGTAGCGGGTGACCGTTTAGGGTGCGCTCGTTCGTGCCGAGCCTGACGGAAAAGGAGTTGTCTAGACCCCACTTGGATTGGTAGTTGATACCAAGTGAGTCAAGCTTGTCTTGCAGGTCCATAGCCCGCATGTTCGTTTCGTAGTTGAGTCTTTCTGACTCATCCTCGTTCCATCCTGCGGCGGCGAGTGCTTTGACTGCTTCTTCAAGCAAAGCAACCTCGGGTAGTCCTCTGAGGAATGTGAGCAGGGTTTGTAGTGCGTTCATCTGGTTCTCCTATTGCGTTGTGTATTTGATAAGTGTAGGTGTTGGGTTAGACGGGAAGCGTTAGCCGCGCCAACCCCGGCAAGCATTACGGTCATCTTCCTTCCTCTTGTCAGCAAAAGTGTGGCTCGTCTGAATGCGACGGTCAGCCATTGCTCTAAGGCGATCTTCACGACCGGCCCGACGGGTCGCCATGACTGCTTCTGAAATCTTGCTCTTGTTCTTCTTCATTTCAATCTCCTTGGTGTTGTGACTTCAGTGTAGATAGGGGGTGTGACACTATTCGTGTCACACCCTTTCGGTTCAGACCACGCAACCGTGACCATCGGAAACCCGGCTACGAGTTGGATCTGTTCTGCCGCTTGTGTGCGTGCATGGAACAAAGTGCATATCGAACACTGGCCGAGGCACGTTGCTCATCATGCAGAACATGTTGAGCAGGTATGGACACATTTGCTGTGGGTGCCAGTTGGTGCTTCCGTCTAGTTCTGGAAGAACTACCGGGCTAATTGAGTTGATGTACTGTGTCTCGTTCATCTCTTTACTATAGCACGATGAACTACATAATCAAGTCAATAAGTACCGATATGGAAGATTTCTTCAGATTTCTTTTCACCCCCAAACCAACCCCGTCCACCCGACATGTAATACTTGACCTGTCGGGCGTGGTCCCGTTGAAGCTTGAATCTCCTCTTAGTCGATGTCTGACCAAGCCGAGGGCGACTCTCCTTGTCGTGTTGTGAGCCACGCCCGACAAACAAGGAGTAGCATTACACCGTGGACCCGCTAGTCGTCATACCACCCGAACTCCTCGCACTAGCAACCGACCACGAGCGCGAGCAATACCGCCTATACCTAATCGACCGGGCCGTAGCCGCCGACGACTGGGAACCGTGGCTCATGTCGATGGCACCCGGTTACGCATCGGCACCATTCGGAGATCATCACATCAAGTTTTGGGAATGGGCATGGGACATCAAACCGAAAGAACGGCCAAGACCATTCGTTGCGATCTGGCCGCGAGGTGGGGCAAAGAGTACAAGCGCTGAGATGTGCGTCGTCGCGTTAGCCGCACGACAGAAACGCAACTACTGCTTGTACGTTTCCGAGACACAAGATCAGGCAGACGACCACGTTGCCAACATCGCTGCGCTGCTAGAGGATGAAGAAGTCGGGTTCGCATACCCTGAACTTGGTTCAAGGTTGATGGGTAAGTTCGGATCAGCGAAAGGCTGGCGGCGAAACCGAGTCCGCACTGGGACAGGCTTCACGATTGACGCTGTAGGACTTGACTCCGCTGCACGAGGAATCAAGTTGGAAAGTATGCGCCCCGATCTGATGGTCTTCGATGACATCGACAGCGAAGCCGATTCCCAACTCGCAACAGACAAGAAGATCAGGACGATTACCCGGAAGCTTCTCCCTGCGGGGTCGAACACTTGCGCTGTGATCGCAATTCAGAACAAGGTCCACGACGATTCGATCTTCGCCCAGCTTGCTGACGGTCGGGCGGACTTTCTTCGAGATCGGATTGTGTCAGGTCCGATACCCGCTGTGTGGAACCTTGGTTGGATTGAGCAGGATGGGTTGTTCAAGATAGTTGATGGGCAGGAGTCGTGGGAAGGTCAACCCGTTGATTCGTCGCAGGCGTTGATGAACGACATTGGGCTGACAGCGTTCCTTGCCGAGTGTCAACATGCGACGGTCACGATGACGGGTGGGATGTTCGACCATATCAACTGGCCGCACCTACATGTCACTGAGGCGGAGCTTCCTGTGATGCGCCGGGTAGTGGTCTGGTTGGACCCGGCTGTGACTTCTACGGATCAGTCAGATTGTCAGGGCATTCAGTGCGACGGGCTAGGCGTTGATGGTTTGATCTACAGGTTGTGGTCGTGGGAAGGTCGGACAACACCATTGGATGCTGTGAAGCGGGGTATCCGTGCGGCGATTCAGTGGGACGCAACGACATTAGGCATTGAGTCGGACCAAGGTGGCGATACTTGGAAGGCTGTGTATCACCAAGCGTGTGAGGATCTGCGGGCCGGGGGCGAACTGGCTGGGTCGGCTCCGAGGTTTGCTGCTGCGAAAGCGGGTGCGGGTCACGGGTCGAAGATGATGCGCGCTCAGAGGATGCTGGTTGATTATGAGCGGAACAAGATCAGGCATCTGGTTGGGACACACCAACAGCTTGAGCTTGGGTTGATGCGCTTCCCGAAAGCGAAGCCTTACGATCTGGTTGACGCTGCGTACTGGGCGTGGGCTGATCTGGCGGGGAAGTCGAACCGTGGGCGTTCTCGTGTTGGGTCTGCGTCGGGGCAGACGGTCGGTCAGTTCAGTTACAACTGATAACGCAAAGAAACCCTCTGCCGTCGGTTGACTGCACAGAGGGTTCCTTTGTTCCTATCTTCTGTCACCCGAGGTCTACAACCCTTGGAACACCGGAAGATTCGTTCAGCGGCGGGACTTTGTTTCAGGCGATATTCCCTGTGCTGCTTTTAGCCTGTTGTGTGAATCAAGTTTTTAGAAGATGCCCTTGGACCGGCTACTTGCTTTCGTTCTTACTACTCCACGGATTGTGCGCACGCACCGCTTCACCTCAGAACTAATTGCTTTTGCCGTTCTCCGCATTCACTCGCGCTATGTCAACATCCATCCACCACCTTCATAAGCACATCGCTGTGTGCCGTAGGGCGCTTCACTTGGCGATCAGCCCGGTACTTCTACGGTTCCAAGTTCATCATCTAAGAACTTGATTCTTGTACTTGAGAGTCTTTGGTGTGCGGACCCTAACCGCCGTGTTCCCCGAGCTGTTGCTTTGTCCGGTTCTTTAGGTTGTATTGCCTTACCCCCATAAAGATAGTCGATGCGACTACACATGTCAAGTCAATAATCAAGATTCTTTAGATTTCTTTTTCGACCCCCCACGCCACACCGCCCAGTAGTAACGGCCCGCCCCCCCTTTTACTGTCACACCCCACCTGTAGTATCTGTTACATGATCCTGACTCAAGAACTCGTAGGCGAAAACACGGCAACCGGCTCGGTATGGGAATGCGTCACACCCACACCTCACGATTGCACCGGCATCGCAAAAGTCGCAGTCACGCAAACACCGTGCTGCCCCGCAGGAGCGGTCACGGAACAAGCTTGGCAAGAAGCACAAGCTGCTGCCGAACACGCTGAGGCATTAGCTGACGCTGCGGCTCAGAACGCCCTAGAGCTTTAGGAAGCAGTCAGGGCAGATGTCGTCAACGCCGGGCCGCTGGCGCTCCCAGCCGTATTGGGCGGCGGCTTCTTTGAGGGCTTCAGATGCGGCAGGAGCGGCGACAGGAGCGTTGCGTTTGCATCTGTCGCATCTCACGGTCCACCCTTTCTTCCTCAGCGCTGTAGTCATGTGAACAGGTTACTCAGGTTCAGGCCATTCGGTCGCATCGAAACGTGATGCTGCTTCCTGAGCGCATTGCCCGCAGATCCCCCCGTACTGATTCCATTCGGAAGGCCAGTACACCGGGTTGATATGGCGGCAAGGCCAACCGCATCGTGGGCATGTCAGCTTGAACGATTCTTTGCCGACACTTGGTGAGGTGATTTCGTGTCTAGGTAATCTGTTAGAACGTGTACGAACTTGAACCAAGGGAGAGTCCTGTGAGTGATATGGAAGCGGAAGTGTACTCGGGTGATATGCGTGGTTGTGATGAATGCGGTGTCGGGCCAGAGGATGAATGTTTGCCTGATTGTCCGTGGGTTGCTGCGGCTGAAGATGCCGCCACTACTGGGCCTCCGCCCGGCCCGGTTCCGTTGATCGACGTTCTCGCAAATGTTACGGAATGATTGCATTCCGTCTACATGTGCGCGTAGCCTTGAAACCCAACAGCCACCCGCTCATCCAAAACGGGTGGCTGTCGCGTATCTAACCGACAACTGAAAGAGGTGACCATGAGGCTGAATCTCAGGTCTGTATCTATTGCCGCAATCGTGATCTTATCTGCGGTGTCAAGTATTGGCTGTACCCCGGAAGAAATAGCTGCCTACGCAACGATGAACCCGGCGGAACAGGCTGCTGTGAAAGCGCATCTGCAAGCGCAGGCTCAACCTGTTGTTCATGCCCACACGCCCCCCGGCGGTTTCCTTGCGTGCGTCCGTAGGCATGAGAGCGGCGGGAATTACCAAGCGAAGAATCCTCGTTCGACCGCTTCAGGCGCTTATCAGTTTTTGGATTCGACTTGGAGAACGATGAGCGCTCGGGCAGGTCACTCTGGTTGGGGTTCGGCACGTTATGCGCCGCCGTGGGTTCAGGACGCAGTTGCGATCTACACCGTGAACAGCGGTTGGCGGTCTGCGTGGAACGGCACCGGCTGCTAACACTGGGCGGCGCTCGGCCCGGCGGTGTCCTTGACGGGGTGTTGCCGGGCTAACCCAACTTGAACATGTTGGCTAGGCGCTCGGGGCCGGGGGTGCCGTCAGCGGGCCGGGCGATAGATACTTGGTGAGGGTTCTGCCTGATCGTTGTGCCTGCCAACGCGACCCGGCATGGGTCGTCCGCATCATCACAATTCCAGTTTGGTCGGTACAACCAGACAGTCCATTCGCCTCGTGCTGTTTCTTGTGGGGACCGTTCGTAGATTTTTATCCCTGCGCCTTTTAGTTCAGCGCGTAACTTCTCGTCAGCTTCGATCATGCGTGCGGCGGAACGGTTGTCTTTGTGTTCCTCGTAGTCGAAGCATCGTTCTGTGAGAGCGTTTGCCCATTCGCTGTGACGGATAGCGTTCACAATGGTCTTCTCAAGTTCGTTCATGGTTCCATCCTTCTTACGTCGAAGCCTGCCAAGCTGACACGCCACGGTTCGCAAAGTTGCATCCCGTTTTCACGGAACATCCATACGGTCATTTGACCTTTGTCGGTATCTTCTTGAAAGCGATCAAAGACTTTGATGCCTGCCTCCTTGAGTTGGATTCTGAGAATCTCATCGGCCCGGAACATCTCGGCTTTGCGTTCCTCGCCGCCGTTGCGGTCATAGTCTTGACACGCCCGGTTCAATGCCTGAGCAACCTCGGTTTCCCGAATCGCTTTGATGACGTTGTGAGAGATTTCGTTCATGCTGCCACCCGCTCATAGACAAGTGCGAGTGTTGCGGACACGGTTGCCTCGGAAGGCTCACTGCTGGAACCGACACCCTCGTAGATGTAGCGCCAGAACTGAACGTCACTTGCCGCATCTTGCAAGCACTCTAGGTCTGCTGCGTTCGGGGTTGCTTTGCCTTGTGCAATCCATCGGATTGCCTCGTCTGCAAGCTTGCTTGCAAGTGCGAGTCGGTTGGCTAGGTGTGCTGCGTGGATCTTCATTTGCTTTGCTCCTTGTGTTGTGACTTGTTTGATAATCGTACTTGGGGGGTGTGACACTTTGTCGTGCCACCCCCCCTTGAGGATTTAGTTGACGCACTCGGCGTTCGCCCGACGAGCGAACTCAATGTCCGCTGCGGTGAATCCTGCGCAAGCTGCGATCCGGCGGTCGATGCGAACATCTTGAATCGCTTGGGTGCAGGTTCCGCCGCTCATTGCGACGAACAGTGCGAACACTGTTGCTTGAGCGTTTTCACGACGGGTTGCAATCGCTCGGATGGCGAACGACTCGTCAGTGTTGTTCGCTTCCGCATCCGCTGCGATGTTGAAGTTGTTGACGTAGTTGTCGTTGATTGTTTGGATGAGGTTCTCGCTCGATGTCATGTAGATAACCCTACAGCACCTATGGGACATTATCAAGTCACTAATCAAGATTGTTTGATATTTCTTTTCAGGCGCTCCGCTTTCCAGAAGTCACCTGACCGAACATCACAACCATCAGTCAACCGTTGAGCAATCCGAATCACCCGCTCAATCTCACGAACCATCTCCGGCCCACACTCAATCGCCGCCAACGGATACTCCGCATGATTGGTAGCAAGTTCCTCAGTCGCCTTGACCATCAGGTCCAACGCTTCAAGCCACTGCTGTGCAGGCGTGTAGTTGCTGCTCAGTACATCACTCATTACTTCTCCTCCTGTTTAGGCATTGGCTGCAAGTTCTTCCACGCAGTCAGCTTGCGGCTAATACGCATCAACCGATCTACTTCTGTCTCGGGTGCTTCTTCTTCTGGATGCTCGGCATCACTCGCTGCTTCTTCAGTAGTCATATGTTCAACAGTCTATAGATCAGTGTGGACGCAAAAACGCCCGCCACACTGGGCCTAGAGTGCGCCCGCCGGGGGGACTTGTCTAACTGTAAACCTCTACTTGAGGTTGAGGGTTGCCCAACCGGGGGCGGGTTGGGGTCAATGTCTTGTTGAGGTTGAGGGTTGTAAAAGAATCTGAATAAAAGTTTAGCGGAAAGTCATTTAGCGTCCGTGGCCGTCTGTATAGTGAGTCGTACAACAACCAACTAGGGAGCAGATACATCATGGCAAACAACACAGACACCACAATTCTTGGGTTTGGTGGAAGCGTCCACGCAACAGAGAACATGGAAGGCCCGGTTCCATTCGACCGTGTGCGCAACCTGTTCGACTTCAAGGTGGAGTACACCCCGCTGTATACCCATGACGCTTTCGGTGACTCGCAGAAGCTTCCGAACCGTCAGGCGATTCGTCGTACTGACACCGGGCTAATCCTGAACACGGTGTCGAAGTCTCACGGCTTGCATCAGTTCAACGAGGTTCTCGTAGACAACTTGTTCAAGCTGCTGGATGCGTCTGACACTGACCTTCAGGTTTCGGGTGCAGGGCTGTTGAAGAACGGTGCGGTCGGATGGATTCAGGTTCAGGCACCTTGCTTGGAAGCAGGTAGCGGCGACGTTGCACCAACGCTCACGCTTGCATCTTCGCACGATGGTTCACTCGCCACTTCCTACCGGATGGGCTTGTATCGCTTCATCTGCTCAAACCAGATTGGCGCTCTACGCAGGAATGACAAAAACGTGTTCAAGCTGCGTCACACCATCAACTCGTCGATGAACTTCACGACTGCCCGCAACACGCTTGGCATGATGTGGAAGCAGACTGAGACTTTCAACGCTGAGGTCAAGACCCTGATCGAAACGTCAGTGAGCGATACCGAGTTCTACCGGATCGTGAACCGCTTGGCTCCTATGCCTGCTGAGTCCGCAACCGAGGCTGCTCGTACTCGTTGGGAGAACCGTGTTGAGTCGGTGTCGAACATCTACCGCAACGATGAGCGTGTCGGTGACTTCCGTGGAACCGGATGGGGAGTTGTGCAGGCGTTCAATACCTACCGTCAGCATGAGCGCCCGTTCCGTGCGAACGGCACTGCCGGTGCAACGTCACGCCTTGGTCGCACGATGAGTGACTTCCTGTCGGGGTCGATTGACCTTGATGACCAGAAGGTAACCGCTGCGGTGTTCGCTGAGGTTGACCGCTGATCCCGGTTGCGGGGGCGGGTAGTCTGCCCCCGCAACCAACACCCTTGAAAGGCGTGTGATGACTTCTAATATCCTTGACGGTCTAAGGCCACTGGTTGTCCCCATAGGGGACGTTCAGCAGATGAAGGGCAACCCTCGCAGGGGTGATGTTGACTCTGTTGCGAAGTCGTTGGAACGGTTCGGTCAGCACAGGCCGATAGTCGTTCAGCAGGCCACGGGGGAGATCCTGATTGGCAACCACACCCATAAGGCTGCGATCCAACTCGGGTGGACTGAGATCGCTGTGCTGTATACGGACGACGACCGGGAAACTGCGGTGGCCCGTTCACTTGCCGACAACCGGACTCACGATAACGGGAAGTACGACAACGCTGAGTTGGCTTCCCTTCTAGCTGAGGTATCTGAAACAGATAACTCGTTGCTTCTTGATGCGGGGTTCGCCGGTGATGAGATCACTGCGTTACTCCAACTTGCTTCAGCTTCAGCGGGAGCGTTGTTAGAAGAATCGGCAGAGACAAAGAAACCTGTTGAGGTGAAAGAAGTCGAAGTTCCTGAGCAGGAGATGACAGTCTCGAAGGTTGAAGGTGTTACTCCGGGTGCAACGTCTGAGTTGTTTGTCGGGAACTGTTTAGAACTGTTGGCTGAGTATGCCGATAACACGTTCGATTCTTGTGTGACTGATCCTCTTGGCGGGATCAAACCTGCGGGTGAGCGGATGGTCGAAGCTGACCTTGGTGATAATTGGTGGAGGTGGGTTCCCGGTCCTGACTTCTGGTCTGAGATCAAACGTGTTGTAAAACCCGGCGGCTATGTTGCTGTGTTAGCGGGGACTACGACTTGGCACAAGGTTGCTGTGGCCGCTGAGGACGGTGGCTTGGAGTTGCGTGACACGTTGATGTGGCTATTCGGGACGGGTATGCCAACGGGGATAGATATTGGGATGCAGGTGGACCGTAGGTCTGGCGGTGATGGCGACCCGTACTTCAAGCAGATCAGCGGTATGACTGATGAGCAACGCGAGTCGTGGCTTGAGAATCATGGTGAGGACAACCCGTGGTACGGGTGGTCTACTGCGTTGAAGCCTGCGTGGAAACCGATCCTGTTGTTCCGTGTGAAGCCTCACAAGGGCAGTGCTGCGGAGTCTGTGATGAAGTGGGGTACAGGTGCGATGAACATTGACGCTTGCCGTGTGGAGTCAGGTGAGCGTGATGCGATGGCTTCTTATCGGAACACCTCGGATTCTATTGCGGGTGGTCATGGTGCTGAGGTTTCTAAGACTCGTGTCGTGACTGGCAAAACGACCTTGGGTCGGTGGCCCGCAACGGTTGTTGTTGATGAGGAAGCGGCGGAGGAGATTGGTGATGTCGCACGGTTCTTTGTGACTCCTCCTGCGAGGCAAGCTGAACGCAATGTTGGTTTGCCTCTCGGCGTGAAGAACGATCATCCTCGTGTCCGCCCTGTTGAGTTGATGAAGTGGCTTGTCAGGTTGGTGACTCCTCCGGGCGGTGTTGTGCTTGATCCGTTCTGTGGTTCGGGGACGACGGGTGTTGCGGCTGTTGAGGAGGGCATGGGGTTTGTGGGGATCGACCGGAACGAGCGTTGGGTTTCGGAGATTGCTGAGTACCGTTTGGCGAAGGCGAAAGAGGAACGGGGGAAGAAGAAGTGACGGGCAGCGCCGCCACACTGGGCCGACCGAACACATGTTCTGATTTGCCGTGTGACAAGTGTCACAAAGAAATATCCTATTTGGGGTTGTGCTTCTGTAGTAGATCGTGATACGGTCTTTATATCAGGAAGTGAGCAGTACGAACCGGAGACACAACCGGGGGCGAATCGCAGCAAGACGCACAAAGCGTGTAGCGGGTTCCGGGTGACACACCACCTAAAAGGAAATGTGACGGTTGCACACTCAGCAACAGAAAGAGCGAGTGCTAGTTAGATTCTGTTTGATACCAGAAGACGATTGAAGTGCATGAAGTAGCCTCCGGGTGTAAGCCTTCCTCTCCTAAGACATCCTCAGTACGGCTTCCTCAACAGTAACTAGAATGACTCAAGTTGAAACTTGCGGTATCGGACCCAAGACGATTGAGGTGACCAAGTAGTCGAAAGACGTAAGCCTTGCTCTCCCAACACATCCCTAGTACGGCACCTCCGCAGCAACTTGAGTGGTTGGTCAGTGGAATCGTCTGGAGACAGACAGGCACACAGAGTCAAGTGAAAGCGTCGTCAAGAGCGTAATCACCGAAGCGTATTCGGTCGGGGAGCAAGGCAGCCCGATGTTGCGTCACAGGGATAGAAACTTGCAGCTCTTATTCAGAACATCGGTTCCACTGACCAACCAAAAGAAATATCAAACAATCTTCTGTTTCGACTTGCGGACTGTAGTCGCATCGACTACTATCTTGTGTGTGGGGGGGCAACAACCTCACAACAGCAACTTGAAAACAGAGACAAGCTTGAGCGGCTAAGAGATCAGCAAGGCCCCCACGCAAAGAACGGGACATTCCAAACCGGCAACAACGTGACAAACCTTCAACAGACTCTTAGCCCTCAAGAAAGCAATGAGCGCCTTGTAGGTTGCTCACGCAGTTAGCAGCACCAACCAAAGTTCAGCAGATGTCCGCAAGTCGGAAACTGTCGGCAGCGGAGGTTGGCAGTAGGAACCTGAGTTAGGTATCTGAACAGCAATCGCAACACCATGTATTCGACCCGAGTCGGGTTCCGGGGCTGGAGGATCGTATCCTTCACGCTGCGGGTCAAAACCTCAAAGGTGGTAAACGCTGGAGCCTTTAGCTGACACCGAGCCATACCGCCCTACGCTAATCAAACGGACTAATTACCCGGAGCGTGAACAACCTATAAGGCATTCAATGCCCCGGAGTCCGGCAAGGCTGGAATCAACTCCACATAACCACCGCGAAGTTAGCGGCGAGCCGGTGAAAAGCCGACCCCCATAGCGGCGGGCAGACTGCTTAGGCTTCTTCTAGTCCTAAAGGGCCGACATCAACACAGTCGGAATTAGAACCCATAGATTTCCCCACGGGGTGAGAAATACCGTGTGCGTAGTCAGCGTTGAGTTGGACTAAGCGGGTGGGAAACCCGCACACATCGCTATCACGCAAGTGATACAAGGATTGGATCTTGATGAGATAAGCGGAGTTCGTCCGGGTCACTCCCGAAACGATCCAAGCGTCAACTCAAGATCCAAGGGGGTTTAGCAAGGCCGGTATTCCGCAGACAAGCACCTTAGCCTGAGCTTAGTGAGCGAAGGAGAGACCGCCGCTGGACTGTAGCCCGGAATGCTAAACCCCCAATATCGTTTCCCCGTAAGGGGAACACAACGGAGGATGGACCTTGTCCGCTCTAACCACGCCAATGGTTCTAGCGGAGTCACACGAAAGTGCAAGGCGTGGAAGTAGTAGTAGCTGCTTCTGCCAATCGAAAGATTGAACTATCCAAAGACGCACCCCGACAATCGGGGGCATGAGGTTGAGAGCAGCACTCGCTTAGGCGGGTCCGGTATCCGAGGCACGGGGACGGAGTGAAGACATAACTGCTGCCGCAAGCTAACCCTTGCCACCGCTACTACGGTGAACTCAGGACAATCGCAGGTTCGCCCCACAAGGGACGCAGAGCCGCAACGGAATACTGGAAGGCAACACACGGCAACCCACGGTTCGGGGTTGGCGTGTGCCTCAACTGAACCAAGCACCGCACCATCTCCGGTCTATGAGATGGGAGGCACCATGCAGCAACGGGAGTATCGCCTCAACCAAGTCCCAACGCTGAACGAAACCGCAGAACATGGATGCGGATAGGGGTAGCTGAACTTATCAGCGGGGTCTAACCTGCCCGCCTAACGAACAAGGTAGCCGGGGTGTGCAAGTACATAGGAACTGCTTGCACGCCCCGCAACAAAGAAGCCCTGACGACCCGTTCGTGCAGGGTTTCTTTGCGTTCCCAAACCGAGCCGCCGCCCCGCCCAGTGTTGTGGCGCTGAGAAAGTTATCCACAGAGTTATCCACAGAGTTATCCACAGAGTTATCCACAGGCTTGCCCAGTGTGGCGGGGGTTTTGGTCAGCGTGTCGTCAGGTTGAGGTGGTACACTTGTTGTTGCCGGGTCCAAAACATACTCACGGGGTCGGTGACACATACGCGAAGAAGCCGGACGACTAGTACCCGTCCGGCCCTTCTAAGACACCTCCGCCATACCCATTGGCGTGTCAGTTCCTATGTCCAAGCATACAGCACTTGGTCAAGGTTGCACACTTCAGGGTCCGGCAGGGAAGGACTGAAGTGACGATCAGAGTTGAACACAGAACACAGTTCACTGTCATTGACTCAAGAACTATCAACGATGAAGCCTTGTCATTGCGTGCCACTGGGCTGCTCGTGTGGCTTCTGGACAAGCCTGATGGGTGGCGGGTCAACTCAATAGAGATCAGTAAGCGATGCAAGGAGGGTCGTGATGCTATCCGTGCTGCGATAGCGGAGCTTGAAGAAGCGGGCTATTTGACGCGTGAAAAGTATCGTGGCCCGGATGGTCGTTGGGTGAATGAAGCTGTTGTTCGTGAACGCCCACTTGTTGAACCAGACACAGACTTTGTTGATAGTGATATTGACCGGGGACTGGAAACCCGTCGCCGGATAACCGGAGCCGGAGAAACGGGTTCCGGTTTTTCAGGCCCTATTATCAGTACTAAGAGCCAAGACTATAAAGAGACTAAAAAGACTTATGTCAACGAAACAGAAAACGCAGAAACCGGATCTGTTTCTTTACCGCCTCGTTCTGAACTTCAACTCGTTGACGCAGGACAGATAACAAAAAACTTGGGAACGGCAGAGCGGGTTATGGAAGCGTGGGTCGCCGCCACTGGGCGCGCTCCGGGCAAAGTGAAGTTGAACGCTAAACGCAGGGCCGCTATCGCTGCTCGTTTGCGGGAGGGGTACACCGAGGAGGACTTGATTGCTGCGGCACGGGGCATTGCGCTGTCTGCTTGGCACACTGGCGATAACCCTGATGGGAAGAAGTTTGATGATCTGCTTGTAGCGATCAGGGACGGTGAGCGCGTTGAGCGGTTCAGGGACATCTACGAGGCTGGCGGTGAACGTGGGAAGATGTCGTCTACGGATCAGGTCATGGCTCTTTACGCTCAGGAGCAGGCATGAACCTTGGTGAAGCAGGACTTGTAGTCAGGTTGCTTGAGTTCGGGTGGTCGCAGAAGTTCCCTCCTGAGATGGCGTTGATCTATGTGGAATGTTTGCGTGGATTGCCTTATAAAGCGGCGAAGTCGGGGATTGAGGGGATGTTGCGCACTGAGGAGTTCCGTCCGTCGGTTGCTGCTGTGTGCAGGGCTGCTACTGGAGCGCCTGAAGAAGCGGAGGCTTTGGCTGGGGCAGAGCGCTGGTTGGCTTATCAGGAGCAGATGCGGTTTGTGAACGGGTCGGGGCATGTTCCCGTCCGTCCCGAGGTTCATAATCTGGTCATTGAGTCGTGTGCCGGGTTGTCTGCGGGGATGTTCGGTTGGCAATCACGGTTCAAGGGTTCGTATGAGGCGCGGGTTCAGGGTGTGTTGTCTGGTTGGAAGGAGTTAGGGGCATGAAGGATCAGTTGCCGCCTTACGATCTGCAAGCTGAGGAAGCTTTGATCGGTGCGATGATCTTGAATAACGAGGCTATTGGCGAGGTATTGCCGCTGTGTTCCGCTGAAGACCTCTACACACCACGGCTGAAGGTGCTGTTTGCGACGATGGCGGGTATGCACGGGCGTGGGGAACCTGTGGACGCAACAACGCTCTCCGGGGCGCTCACGCTGTCTGAAGGGGAAGCCGCTGGGACGGCTGCTGCGGACATTATGGGTTTGATAGCGAACGCAGGGTTCGTGTCTAACGTGGCCGCTTACGCAACTCGGGTTGTGAAGTGCGCTGCTTACAGGAAGCTGATTAGCGCTTGTCACGAAATCGGTGACAGGGCGTTTAGTCAAGACGGCGACCCTTCAGAGCTGGGCGACATGCTCAACGCTGCGGTATTGGACATCCATAAGTCGGATGTTGTTGAGGTTCCGGGGGATGTTTGGACGATTGACGGGTTCTTGGACCGGCCTGTTTCTGAGCGTCCTGCTTGGGTGATTCCGGGGTTGATGCGTGTCGGGTGGAGGGTCATGGTTGTGGCTCAGGAGGGGATTGGAAAGACGGTTCTGCTGCGACAGTTGGGGATTGCTGCCGCTCAGGGGATTCATCCGCTGCGGTTTACTCCTATTCCGCCTTGCCGGACGCTGATCGTGGATCTTGAGAACCCTGATGATTCGATTATCGACGTTTGTAACCCGATCAGAACACAAGTCGGTTCGGTTGTTGATGAATATGACGCTGACCGGGCGTGGTTATGGCACCGGCCCGGCGGAGTCAACCTGCGTTCTAGGCGTGACAGGTCGGAATTGGAAGCTGTGATCGCCCATGTGCGTCCCACACTGGTCTGCTTAGGGCCGATCTATAAGGCGTACAGGGTTGAAGCACGAGAATCTGATGAGCAGGCATCATCTGAAGTGATGTCCGTGTTTGATGATCTGCGAGTTCGGTACGGATTCGGGTTGATCCTTGAGCATCACGCTCCGAAAGGCTCGGGTGGGACCAGAGACTTGATGCCTTACGGTTCGAGCTTGTGGTTGCGGTGGCCTGAGATCGGCTTGAAACTTGAATCAACGGGCG